ATGAGCGAATCCATCCTGATCGTCGTGGCCATCATCGTCGTGGCGATCATCGTCCTGGCGATCACGGTCCTGGGCCTGGCGATCTGCGTGCTCGCGGGTTACCTGGCCCGCATTCCCGACTGCAAGGTCACCATCGGCGAAGTCGGCCGAGCGATCGGCGCCATCGTCGGGGTGGGCTTCGAAGCGGTGGCCACGATCATCACGTCCGTGCGCCGACCGTGAGAAACCCCGGCTCATGGGGGGCAGCGGACTTCCTCGGCCTCGATTGTGGCGAAACGGTGGGTGGTGGCCGTCAAGGCCGTACCGCCGCTGCGCGGTCGACCTACCGGTCGAGCCTGGACAGCCACCACCCACCGCGCAAACGGGCCAGTACGAGGAAGCTGCGGGCGAGAAACGCTGGCCAGGCTCCGGAATGCCGAGCTACTCGGCCGGGGGCACCCCGGCCCGGTCCAAGAACTCGTTGAGCGCCGCATCCACGATGTCGGTGACCGCGTACCCGCGGTCCTTCAACACCTCCACGCGCTGCTGCGTGCCCGGACGCACATAGGTGTTCAACGGCACCTTCTGCTGCCGCTTACGCAAGGGCAGCGCGCTACCGGCAGCGTCGGCCGCGCCGCCGTCGAGAGCATCCCCAGCCGAATCGGGCATGCACGCATCCTACATGCATACCTAAAAGTAGTTTGCATGCAAATTGCTTGCATGTATGCACGCACGCTCTTACAGTGAGGGCATGGAAATCCTCGGCACGGTCCAAGACGACGTGAGTGCGGTCCGGGACTTCGCGTCCCAGGTCCGTGCGCTGTGTGCGCAGCTGACAGCCAATCCGTTCAACACCCCCGCCGCAGAGAAGCTCCTCGATCTGCTCCTGGAGGACGCCCCGGCAGTGGATCTCGCCTTCGAACGAGTGTTGCGGTCGGTGATCCACGGACCCGCATCGACCGGCGCCCCGATCCTGGACATGCTCGGCGGCCCACGCTGCACCGACCCGAATGCCGCACTCGTCGTCGGCGCGGCGGCCTAAAGTCGGCCCTGATGAGCGCACCCGCACCGCCGCCGAAGCCAGGCTCCACCGAGCACTGGCAGGCATGGCTGCAGCGGTACGGCGGTGACTACACCGATGACGCCGAGCGCCGCGCCGCCTACCAGGACTTCACGACGAACCTCGACACCATCCAAGCCGTCTTCTCCCAATCCGATGACATGCACGTCGCCGGCTACCTCGAAGCCCACGAACGGGTGGCCAGCGGCGACGCAGACAGCCCCGACGACGCCGAGACATGGGTTCCAGGCGATCTCACCGGCCACGCGCGGGCGGACTGGCTCGAAGGCTTCCGCTCCCACTTCGAGCCGTAGGCCCAGCCCTGGGGAGGAAGCGGTCGGAATCGTGACACCACGCTTTCCGGCCCGCACCCTACGACCTCGCCGTGTGCACTCCTGCACGTCCGAGACCATGCCGCCACCCGTCGATCCCGCAATTCAGCGCACTGTCCAGGCGGTCTACACCACAGACCTCGGGCTACCCGAGGACTGGACCACCGACCAGCGGACCGAGTTCATCCGCGACGAGGCCGACCGAATCACTTGGATGGCCCGTGCCCACGCCGCCACTCTCGGCGACCTGAGCATCCGCGACTGGACTTGCCGACACCACGGCCAGATGCCAGACCCACTGACGCAGACTGCATTACGCACCGAGGCCCGCGCCCAAGCCGTGCGCCAGGTCCTCAGCACGGAACTGTACGAACTCATCCCCACCGAGGTCGACGACTGGTGATCGCGCACCACGCGTTATCTGGAACGGACCTCAAAATTCACACCAGTACCACCCGCCTCGGCGTGTCCTGATGCTGAATCACCGATCGGGCTGGAAGGGTCAACGTCATGCCAGCTCACGCAAAAGGCGAACGCAAGGCATACACCGTTCGCCCACCCATCGAAGCCGTTCCGCTCCTAGAGGAGAAGTTCGCGCAGTCGGGCGTTTCGTCCATGGCGCAGTACATGGCGGACCTTCTCGCCATCCACGCCGGCCGACCAGACCTGGTGCGTGAACTCGGAAAAGTCGACAAGGAGGTTCTGCCGCTGGCGATGTGATCACCCCGCCAGGACCTAAAAACCTCTGCTGGTCGGACAGGGGTCTTGGCATACGTGACATCTGAATAGCCGGTGTGCGGATTACCCCGCTGACATGACGAAGGCCCCGCGTTAGCGAGGCCCTTGTCTGAGGTTTTGAACCGAGCGCCAACTCGGTTCGGGGTCCGCACCCGATATCCCCGAAGGGACTTTGCTCTGAAAGGCAAGTCTCACGGTAGCGCACGCCTGTCCGGCGTACCAGATACGCCGCGCATCCAGTGTGCGAATCGTGACCTCATCAGCGCCCGATCACATCGGGCGAGCAGTACGCGGCCGACACCGCTCGGCGCGGCTGTAGCTCCTGCTGCTCCCAACCCCCATGTGGCTCGTGCGCACGCCAATGAGCGTCGTCGTGACTGGGTGACGCGTGCCGGCTCCTGCGCACCGTCTGCGCCGATGTGGACCAGTCGCGCCGGCTGGCTCGACGGACTGTCGCGCTGGGTGCACTCGCCCGCGTTCGGACAGCTGTGCACTGAGGCGCGGGTGTCGATCACCACGGCCACGCTGTTGTCGATCGCCACGGTGATGGCCGAGCACGCCGATCACGGCACCGGCCGCCACGTCGCGGTCACCCGCGCGACAATCGCCGACAAGGTGGGCTGCGACGTCCGCACCGTGACCGCCGCCTGGCGCGTCCTGAGGGTCTCCAGATGGGCCGTGGAAGCGCAGCGGGGCCACGGTTCGACAACCACCCCCAGCGTCGGCCGCCGACCCTCGGTGTACCACCTGGTGCCGCGTCGCGAAGCCCGTCCAGCGACCCCACCACTCGTGCATGATTTCCACCTACCGCCGTCAGGCGGTGTTGGTTGTTCTTCTCCCGTAGGGAGTTACTCACCAAGCGGGCGCGCGAGCGCGCCCGCCAACCGATGCTGCGACAAGACACGACAAGCCCGGCCGCGGCGCGCTACCGCGCGACCGCTGGCCACCCAAAAACTGGCCGCGGGACTGGTCGCGCTCACCCATGGTCTCGACCGTGCCCACATCGGTGCCATCTGCGATGCACTCACCGGAGCCGGGATCGACCCCGCGGTGTGGTCCGCGCGTGCGGTCAACGACGCCCTCAACGCCGACATGCGCGCCCGAGGAACGACCTGGCCCGACCACATCGCCAACCCCGGCGCGTTCCTCGCCAGCCGGTTGCGACGGCTGTCCTGGGCACCCCCCGAGACGGCGCCGACAAAGGCCGGCGGCTGCGCCGCCGCCAGCATCGACCAGACGCCGCGCCCGGTGGTGCTCACCGATGCAGCGCGGGCCCGGATCACCGCCGCCCGAGAAGAGATCCGCCGAGTGCTCACCGACCGCGCCCAACGCAGCCGTGAGGAACACACCAGCAGCACGCCCGCCACGTCGTCGCGGCGCGACATCGAGCTGCCGGTCCAGACACGGCACGGCGGCGCGATGAACCGACTCGCAGCAGACCACCGCGCGGTCCGCGGCGACGCGATGGAGCGCACCGTAGAACCTTCGGGCCGACGACGCACCTAGCGGTGGCGAACCGCCGCGCTGATGTTGCGGCCAGACGCGACTCTCAGCACCCCACCAGCGCCCTCTTCGTCGCTTCTCACTCACGTCTTCCGCAATGCTTCCCGCTTCTCTCCCTACCCCCTCGCTGTTCCATCTTCGCCCGCTCGCGCATCTCCGATGCCCTCTTCACAACCCCCTGACCGTCAGTACTGATCTACTACCATAACGATACGGCACATTTGCACAAGTTTGTGCGATGCTGATGGTGCCGGTTCCGTTCGGGGTGGTCTTCTTCGTGATTTCGGGCTGGGTCGGGCCGGGGAGGAGGTGGGTAAGGGTGTTGACGGTGGCGAAGTTGTCGCTGTGGTCGGTGAACTATTACAACGACACCGCGCGGGCAGTCGGCGACGCCGTGGCGGACCGGCAGAAAGCCAACGGAGGGTTGGCCGAGTACTACGCCGAACGTGACACCCGCACCCCCGTCTGGACGTGCGCGGGGGATGTGTCTGCGGTCGCGGAGTTGGTTGGTTTGAGTGCCGCTGAGCGGTCCGGTGGGGATGCTGATCCGGATGTGGTGGCGCGCTGGCTGGACGAGGGTGTGGCGCCGTCTGGGGAGTGTGGTCGGGCGCATGGCAAGGGCGGGGTGCACGGGTTCGATTTGACGTTTTGCGCGCCGAAATCGGTGTCGTTGGCTCGGGTGTTCGGCGGCGATGTGGGTGATAAAGCGGTCACTGCGGCGCACCAGACGGCGGTCGCGGAAGCTTTGGAGTACCTCGCCGCGCATGCCGGCTACACCCGGGTGCACAACCCGGTGACGGGAGAAAAAGACCTCCAGAAGTTGCCCGGTTTGGTGGCCGCGGCCTATCAACATGAGACCTCGAGGGCGGGGGATCCGCACCTGCACACCCACGTGTTGGTGCCTAATCGGCAGGCCCGCGCTGATGGCCGGTTGGTGTCGATTGACGGCACCAGTTTGTTCCACGAAGCCCGCGCGGCGGGGATCATCTATCAGGCCACGCTGCGCCACGAACTGCACCGCCTGATCGGGGTGGAATGGGGTCCGGTGGACGCCCGCACGGGGATGGCCGAGATCGCCGGTATCGATGCGACAACGATCGCTGCCTGGTCGACGCGCAGCACGGCGTTGCGGGAGTGGGCGGCGAACAATCTGGCCGTTGTTGATGGCGCGGCGGGGCTGTCGCAGGCGCAGTTGGCAGCCGCGCAGAAGGCCACGAGACCGCGTAAACCGGAGTCGCTGTCCTGGACCGAGTTGCGGGCGCAGTGGCGCGCCGATCGGCGCGGTCTGGCGGTGTCGCGCACCGCGCAACAAGAAGCCCGCATCGCGCGCGAACACGCGGCCCGAACGGCGGCAGCGCGCGTCAGCCGCAGCGGCATGGTGGTGGATCGTCGCGCGGTGGCGGCGATGGCCGCGCGCGCCGACAAAGCTGCGCTCACGCGGGCGGATCTGGTCGAGATTATCGGCGCGCAACTACCCCTGATCGTCGACAGCGGAGCCGGTGAGGATGGGGCCGCGTCGATGCCGCGGCAGGTCATCGAAGAGTGCGTGGATGCAGTCGGGATGCGGCTGACTGGGCCGCGGCGCGCGCATCAACGCGAAGGCTCAGAGCGGTTCACTGTCGACCTGATCCTGGCTGAAGAACGTCGCGTGTTCGATCTCGTCGACGCCACCAATGTGCGGGCGATGTCGTGGGTGCGCCCGGAGCACACCGCCACCGCGTTGGGGCTGTCCGAACAGCAGTACCAGGTGGTCGCGGCGATCGCGTCCACACCACAGCTGGTGGTGCCGCTGTCGGCGCCGGCCGGGGCGGGCAAGACCACCTCGATGCGGGCGTTGCGCACCATCGTTGAACACCGCAGTACGGCGCGGATGATCGTGATCGCTCCGACCGGGAAAGCCGTCGATGTCGCCCTCGCTGAGGGCGCCGCGTCGGAGGGATACACCATGCACGCCGCACTGAGACGGCTCGCTGACGGCCAGTTGGAGTTGGGGCCGTTCGATGTCGTCGTGGTTGATGAAGCCGGCATGGTCGGCACCGATCAGTGGCGCCAACTCTTTGCCGCGACGACGGCGGCCGGGACGAAGACCGTCCTGGTCGGCGACGCTCACCAGCTAGCGCCGGTCAAAGCGCGCGGCGGGATGTTCGCTCAACTGTGTGACGAGCTGCCCTGGACTCAACGCCTGACCGAGGTGTGGCGCCAGCACGACCCCACCGAACGCGCCGCGTCCCTGGCGTTGCGCGACGGAGGGCCCGCGCCGGTGCGCCGCGCGATCGACTGGTACCGCAACCACGACCGCCTGGCCTGTGGGGATCAGGTCACCATGGCCGCCGACGCCCTGGACGCCCACCAGGCTGACCTCGCCGCTGGGAAAGATAGCCTGCTGTTGGCCGACACCGTCGAGATCACCGACGCGCTCAATCGCCGGGTCCACGACCACACTGTCGCTGAGCGCACCCGCCAAGAGCTTGAGGCGGCGACAATAACCGGGGCGCGCGGTCACCACATCACTGTCGGCGACGTGATCGTTACGCGCAGCAACGATCCCACCCTCACCGTCTACGCCCCCGATGACCGCACCCGCGTCCTGACCGGGGCGCCGGTGCGCAACGGGCAACGCTGGCAGGTCATCGCCGTCGATGACACTGCCGAGCATCCCCGCATCGCAGCCCGCCGACACGGTGACCAAGCGTGGGCCGTGTTCAGCGGTGACTATCTGCGTGAGCATGTGCAGCTCGGGCACGCGGTCACCGTGCACACCGCACAAGGCGTCACCGCCGACACCACCCACGCCGTGCTCGCTGATACCGCCAGCCGCAACCTGGCCTACGTCGCACTCACCCGCGGCCGCCAGGCCAACCACGCTTTCCTTTACCACCGCGCGATCGGGGAAGGCGACCACCAACACCGTGATCTTTCTGACGGGGTGCACCTTGCCTACCGCGGCACACCCACTCAGGCCGCCCGGGCGCTGCGCCAAGTCATCGGTCGCGACGAGCGGGCCCGCACGGCGCACCGCACCGCCGCCGACACCCCCGCGCACGAGCTGCCTGAGCGGGTTGCCTCCCTCGTCGCAGAACACCACCGCGCCGTCACCGCCAGATTGAGCAGTCACCGCAAAATTCAACGCAGACAACAGGATCGAGCCCTCGACCGCGCCCTAGGACTCGACCACAGCCAATCCCAACACCAGGGAAGGGATCAGGGCTATGACCTCAGCCTCTAACACGTCGCCCGTGCTCGACGCCGACCGCATCGACGCCACCGCCGAGCGCATCGCCACCGACTGGGGACACCACGGCCACAGCACCATCACCGCGATAATCACCGAGCTCTACGCTGAACTAGCCCATTTCCCAGCACATTTCAACCCGCAACAACGCGACGCCATCATCACCGACGCCGCCGACACCACCGCCAGCGAACTCACCACACTGCTCGACGACCACATCTACCAAGAAGCCGACCAGCCACCGGTCACCGAATACGGCTGGGTCATGCACACCGACGACCGCCACGCCGCCGTCGTCGCCGCCCTCGCCAGCCACCTCACCTGGTGGCTCACCGAGCAACTCAACGACTTCATCGCCGACCGCGACGCCGCGCCGGGCGGTGACTGATCTTCCCGTCGGGGCGTGTCCAGCCGCCCACCTGCATCTACGACGCTAGACTTGCCGCCATCTGGTGTGATCGTCGCGCGCCAAAACAGCCTCGGGAGTAGGCGCCTTCAAAAGTTCCGCGGTCCGTGTGCGCCTGTCGCGCACTCAAATACGCTGTTTCATGAAACACTAAAAGGGCGCTATCCGTGCGCCCAAAATCAACACCGCGACGCGCGCCCCGCACTAGTCTGCGCGGGAAACAAGCCCCTTCCCAGGGGCGGGGCGCCACACCCTAGTTTTAGGTCGTAGCAGCAGTAACCACGCTGCCGCCTCATCCATGACTTCCATTGCGGTGCAATGTATCCGCAATGGAATGACGCTCCCTGTGAGTGTCAACGGCCGGGTTCATCAACCCGGCTTTTTTCATGTCCACCCACCGGTGGACTCTTCAGAAAGCTGCCTTTCCCAGTGGAGTGCGGCTTTGCCGTAGGAGGTAACGACACATGGACGTAGTCACGCACGCCTGGGCTCTCGTCTGGCTCTTGGTACCACTGATCTACATCGCTATTCTCGGGCGCCGTGATGAGCCCGCCCAACGCCTCGAGGCGTTAATCAAAGCCCTCATCGACCGTCGCCCGAGACGCTGAACCAGCCCCCTGGCATGCCCGAAAGGTCTCTGATGTCGTAGCTCCACGCGTCATCTGACGCACGCCTCCGCTGCAAGACTGCCTCTTGCCTCGCAGGTCGAGCACCAGCTCGACGAGCGGGGCTTTTTTATGCCCAGAACGAGACCGCCTACTGTTCGGCCACGTGACCGCCGCGCTGCGATACCGTCGCCGCAAATCGATCAGGGACTCGCTCGACGATTCGGAGCTGACACCGACCGTCGACCTACGGATTAAAAGTCCGTAGCTTCAGCCTGCGACGCAAAATGTCAGAGTATGCGCTGGTGAGCGGCGTAGCATACGAGCCGCGGGCATTTCACCTGAACCGGGCCCCAATATATAGGAGTCTCTCGGGGTGCCCACAGCAGAGGAATGGCGGTCATTGGCCGCTACCGGCATCGTCGAACTCTTGGAGACTGAGGGGGCGGCCACTCAGCCGGGTATGGAGGCCAAGCTGGCGGACGCGTCGTGGAGGTACTCCGGGTCGTTGGCGATCTTCCCCATCGCGTACACCACGCCACACGTCAGCTTCGGGCACATATTCGGCCATGTGGTCAAAGAACCCTATGGCTCCACCTGGATAGTGGGCATGCACTAGGTGTGCGACTGTCCATCTGTCCGCATTCCATGTAGACCGGCCTTCACCTAGGTCTTCTACTCCATGGTCTGCGAGATGGTCGCATGCCTCCCTTGCCCATTGTGGGCTTCCTGCTATGCGGGCCATGGCGTACACCTCGGCTAGGTCTTCTGACCGCATGTCGTCTAGCGACCAACCCAAGTCTTTGATGGCCTGGTCGACCTCTGCCATTGCGCTCATGTCTTCTCCTAAGTAGATTCGGGCCGTATGTCAAGTGCGTGGGTAAATAAAAAGGTCTATTAGTTGTTATGACGGGATTAGTAGCCGATAATTGACGGGTACAATCGCCGCGCGGTAGCCCACAGCGCTGCTAAATGCTCTGCCTTGGTCCCTGTTCTTGGGCCTGTTTCGCGCACCACTCGATCGTATTGACCCTTGTTGAGTATGTGGGACGGTGGTCTAAATTCCTCTACTGTCGCCATTTTTCATGCCCCGTCTAGTTGGTATGGGCTAGTACTGTGAGCTTTCGCTCTGCTTTCTCCACCGGATATCCCACAGTGCCGTCCGGGTAGTCAACACAGACGTAGGGATAACGCCCATTTTCGACCTTGGCCACCTTGCCAACGCCATCTATTTTCGATGACACTATGTCACCTATCATGAATGCCATTGTTTTTATCCTTGGTATGTAGTAGTCCAAATCTTCTAGTGCCACGTTTGGAGTCGAACCAAACCCCTACGGTCATATCGAGAGGGCGAACCTGCCGTGACTGCCCTTGCGGGCTGTAGTTTTGTCTCTTAGGTCTGAGACCCAGACCAGCCGTATGGTGGCCAACCTTTAGCACGCCGTTTCATCACAAGCTCTCGCTATCTGCTTGTGAACACCAGGTCATCGCGATCTACTAACCACGCTCGCTGGCGATCTCTCGTGCTGTCTGTATGTAGTGCTGCGTGCGCTTGGCGTCGCCTGTAGCAGCGTCCGACTCTCACCGGGTTGTTTTGGACCACACCGTTTGCGACGGCTGCGACGTCCCACTAGGGGGCCGGTCCTTACTATTCAGTTGTGTTTGTAAACTATCAGATTGTGGGTCGTATGTCAAGCCGTGTTGCTTGGCTCTATGCGCTCGCTCACCCGCTGGCGTATGGGTTTACTTGACGTTGTATGCCCGTTCTGAAGTTGTATCTGTACTCTAACCCATTGCCGGTCGTATGTCAAGTGATTGTTCTATCGAGTTTGTGCGCCTGCCCACCCGTTTCCGCACGGGGCGTAGCTTCGGGGGCTGTACGTCGACCACAGACACGAAAGAACCCCCGCCGTAGCGGGGGTACTCCGGGTGGTATGTCAAGAGCTATACGTGGCTGATTACGTACCCGCGCCCTGTATGTTCTGGCACGGGGGCATCCCAGGAGCACTGGTAGACGACGAACATCGTGTACGACGCTTCGTTACCGTCGCCCACGCGAACCGCGAGGTTCCCGTCGTGGTTGGTAACAACGGAGACAGTCGGTCTACGGTAGCCGTCCCTGTCTGGTCCAGCCATCTCAACGGCGTGGTCGATAGCTGCAAAGAACGCTTCCTCGCGGGTTGGGTATGTCCTCCCAAGGGTCTTTATTTGGAGTCCACCCAGTTCGTAGAACGTTTGTACGGTGATGTCGAATTTGACGCTCATCGGTAGTTCTCCGAACCTACGTAGTACACGGTACCCGTGTCGGGGTCGGTCCAGTTGCACGGTTTCCCGTCCGCATTACCGTCCTCGTATTGGCATACGGGCAATTGGTCTGCGTGTGCTGTTGCTTCTACCGCAGTGGGCAGTCCTACCCAGAACGCACCAACGGTGAGTGTAGCGAGGGCCAGTTGCTTCCATGTGTTTGACATACGACCACCCTACTACACACAGGCCGTATGTCAAGGGTGTGTGCATACGAATGTGGACACCACGCACCCCACGCATGGGTACGTAAGCGTGGGTGGGTAGCACGGTGCACACCACCGTGCACGGGCACGGCTCGGTCGGCAGCGCAGCTGCCCCACCCGGCACCCCAGGGGGGACACCCCTCCCCCGGCCCCCAGGATCGGGCGGTAATGCGGAGGAGCCATCGTGTACGGGTTTAGAAGTCGAACACCCATTCGGGTGGTATGTAAACCCCAGGAATACGGTAACAACTTGATAACAGTATTGGTTATCACCCGAAAACCGGGTAACTAGACTCGTATTTAACCTATGAGAGGGTAAGAGAAGAAAAATCTTCTCTTTATATAGGACGAGGCGAAGCCGAGTCCCCGGCTTCTTCTCGTCGGTTCGGCCTTCGGCCTCACGGTATACCAACGTAATGTAGTTACTTAACGTAACGGAATTACGGTTGGTGGGCCGTGACCGGCCCCTAAAGGCCGGGTCGCGGACCCGGAGTCCGAAGGACGCATGAGATGCGTCCGAGGTCGGTCTCCGGAGCCCTTTCGGGGGCTCCGTCGACACCGGTCCTCACTCCGTTCGTCGTTCGTTCGGTACTTCGTACCTCACTCACTCCTCACTACGTTCGGAGGGCGGATGTCAGGTTGGTCTGGTTCGTCTCGGAACCTTCGGCTGCCGCCCAACTGGGGTGAGATCAGACGTCGAATCCTCGACAGAGACAACCACCTCTGCCAGATCGAGTCCTTCGGCTGCTTAAGGGCAGCCTCGGACGTCGACCACATCGTTCGTGGTGACGATCACTCGGACGGAAACCTTCGGGCTGCATGCAGTAAGTGTCACGCCCGCAAGTCGAGTGCGGAAGGTAACGACCGCCAACGACAACTCAGAGCCCTACGCAAGCGTCCCCCCGAACGTCACCCAGGGCAGCGATAAACGACGGCCAGGAGCCGTCTGACGGCCCAGGAGGCTACCTTGGCAGGATCACGCGGTCCTATACCCAAACGAGACGACGAGAGGGTCCGTAGAAACAAACCGGACGTGCCGACCGAGAAGGTTTCGGCTATCGGAGTCGTACCCGTACCAGACCTTTCGATAGGTATCGAAGACCCAGACCCTTTCGTAGTCGCCTTCTACGAGTCGATTCGACAGTCAGCTCAGTCGCGATTCTACGAACCCTCCGACTGGTTCACCGTGATCCTCATGCTTCGTGCGTTGAACGAGGAACTGAACGCGGTCTATGTCAAGGGTGATATGGCCGGTGAGAAGCGGCCTATCGGTGTGATGAAGCTGCAAGTTCTAAACCAGATGATGTCGAATCTGTTGATCACCGAAGGTGATCGCCGTCGCGTTCGCATGGAGATCGAACGAAACGCTGGCCCTACCGCTGAAGGCGGCAAGGTTCTGACGATGGCCGACCACTTCAAACAAGCGCTCGGCGCAACGAACACCTGATCCACCGGGGGAGCGTCAGTCTCGGCCTCCTCTCGCCGCGAGCCCCGCTACCGGCTCCGCTCCCCCGGAACAACTTTCAAGGAGATCCATGTCCGATATCGGGCTACGGCCAGAAGGCAGCACGCTAGTCCTTTGGAAGGGCAGGGATTTCGCCTGGAATTTCGAGCTGGTGGACGAGAACAAGCAACCGGTCGACTATCCAGCCGGTCAAATGTACTTCGAACTCCAGACTGGAGGCGAGCACAACGCCCTCCAGAAGGTCACCGTAACCGGGGCCAACGGCGGTACGTACAAGCTCGGTTTCGGCGGTCAGTGGACCGCCCCTATCGACTACAACGACGTCGTAGAGAACCCCCAGAACCTCTCTGGAGACATCACCGACGCGTTGGAAGCCCTTTCCACCCTAGGTGCCGGAAACGTGCTTGTACAGCCTTCCAGCCTCTACCCCACGTGGGAGCTGGACCTAGACCTACAGGCCGGTCACGTGCTGACCGAACAACTGGTCAACACCGTAAACGCCACACTCAACGGGTTTTTCGGCACCTTCGAGGATCTGTTAGGCGTCGACATCGACGTCACGATCCACGACAACCTGTCGATGGTTGCGAAAATCACGTCTACCAAGTCGTTTGACGAGGTAGGTCTGATCACGTTCGCCACGGACATCACCTCGACGATGATCGTGAACTTGTTCAACTCGGTGTCGTCCCTCATCGGCGTGTTCGACATCGCGCATCTGGACTTCTACTGGACACACACGTACCAAGTGATGTTCATCGGAGCGTTGGGCAACGACGTACAACCCGCTTTAGACGTCGATGACTCGGATCTCGAAGGCATCAACGGCTACGAGAGCGTCAAGGTCGACATCATCAAGCCCGGAAAGCACCCGTTAACGATCTGGAATTTCGAGCTTGAAGGCTCGATGGCCCACATCAAGGTCGAATCGGAAGAGACCGACAAGATCGCGGACCGTTGCTTGTGGCAGCTGGTCTTTCTGCCTGACGGCGAGCCCGCTGGCGGCGAAGGTATAGACGCCGGAAGGGTTTCGAGAGTCGGATGATCATAGAATCAGTTCTCGGAGACATCGGTGATCGCATCCTGTCTACTCCCGGACAACCGGGAGCCCAGGGACCTAAGGGTGACAAAGGCGATACCGGATTACAAGGCATCCCCGGCGAGACCGGAATCCAGGGACCCGTTGGACCCAAGGGAGATAAAGGCGATACCGGACCCCAGGGTCCAACCGGAGCGACCGGACCCGCTGGGGCGGACGGCACCGGCATAGAGCTTTCGGGCTCGGTGGCCACGTACGAGGACCTACCGGGATCGGCGTCCATCGGTGAAACCTACTTGGTCATCGCGGACGGCCTCCTGTACTTCTGGAACGGATCTGGCTGGCCCGCAGACGGCGACGGTATTCCCTTCCAAGGCCCGGTCGGACCGACCGGACCACAAGGCCCCCAGGGCGAGACTGGCCCCAAGGGGGACAAGGGTGATACGGGAGAGACCGGCCTCAAGGGGGACAAGGGTGACCCCGGAGACACCGGACCCCAGGGTCCCAAGGGTGATACCGGAGACCAGGGTCCCCAGGGCGTCAAGGGCGATACAGGTGATACCGGACCCACTGGGCCTAAAGGAGATACCGGTGAAACGGGACCCCAGGGGCCACCTGGAGAGGTTACCACAGAAGATCTCGAATCAGCGGTATCTGACGCCATCGCCGCGCTGGTTGATGGCTCCCCCGGCGCACTAGACACCCTGAACGAGCTTGCGGCGGCACTTGGGGACGATCCTAACTTCGCCACCACCGTTTCGACCAACATCGGACTGAAAGCCGATAAGACCACAACGGTTTCAGCCGGAACAGGTCTTACCGGTGGCGGTGACCTGTCTGCCAACCGCACACTGTCTGTCGACTTCGGTACCGGCGCGGGCAAGGTAACCCAAGGGAACGACTCGCGTCTGTCAGACGCTCGTACCCCCACAGCGCATACGCACAACGCGTCGGACATCAACGCCGGGACGCTGGCTATCGCGCGCATACCCACCGGCACAACGAGTTCGACGGTCTGTGTAGGAAACGATTCGCGGTTGTCTGACACCCGTACGCCTACCGATGGGTCCGTAACCACGGCCAAGATCGCCAGCGGCGCGGTCACCACGACCGAGATCGCTGACGGCACGATCACTAACACCGACATAAACAACTCAGCGGCTATCGCTATGTCCAAGTTGGGAACCGGCAAGGTCGTCGGGTCCAACAACGGCACCCCGACGTCACTAACTGTTTGGGTGGGATCGGCGGCCCAATACACCGCTATCGGATCAAAAGACGCGAACACCCTGTATTTCACAACGTAGGAGGCCCGGTGGCGGTTTATCTCGGATCAACCGCCCTGGCCGGTCTTCACCTGGGTACTACAGACGTTCAGAAGGTGTACCTGGGCACTACCGAGATCTGGTCAGCGTCAACACCCCCGTCCTACGACGCGGCATCCACACCTGTAAGCACAGCCGGTAACGGGTCGTTCAACTTCACGGCGACCCTAAACGCCGACGTGTTCGTGGTCGCATGTTGGCAGAGTTCGTCAACATCTATCACCGGGGTTACCCATGACGGCGTAACGATGTCGGAAATTGCCTCCGTACTGCACAACAACACCGCATCTTCAGGCGGTACCAAGGTCTTCCGACTCGCTAATGCCGGTGCGGGAATCGGGAAGTCAGTATCGATAACAACTTCGGGATTTGGATGGTTTGCGTTCGGAGCGATATCCGTACTAAACGTCCACACAGTCGGCACACCCACGACCTCGTATGGAACGGGTACAGCCTTAACGCAGTCGGTATCGCTCACTTCGGGACTAGTGATTCAAACTATGGGGGCCGGTGGCGGTGCCTTCGGATCGTTCACAGGTTGCACCAACCGATCGAATCTAAACCCCGGTGGCGGGATACCGCAGGCGATAAACACCGTAACCACTTCTACCACCGTGTCGGCTACCAACTCGGTAAGCAATGCGTGGGGCTGTATAGCGGTACCTCTCACGTAGACAAAGGATTATAGATGGGCGTTATCGGCGAACCACACAATTACCGGGAACGCCTACTCTCTATCCCCGGAGCACCGGGCATCACCGGACCTGCCGGACCAGTGGGACCACTTGGCCCCAAAGGAGATACCGGACCGGCTGGACCCACGGGGCCAACTGGCCCGGCTGGACCCAAGGGTGACGGACTCACACTAGACGGCACCGCAGACGATTTCGAATCACTTCCTACTGCCAGCTCCCACACGAACGAGATGTGGGGCGTCACCGACACCGGGCAGTTCTACGTGTCCAACGGGTCCACCTGGTTTGAGGTTGAAGTCAAAGGACCCCAAGGCGATGTCGGACCCGCTGGACCTAAAGGGGACAAAGGAGATACCGGGCTCACGGGACCTGCGGGACCAACAGGACCCGCTGGAGCGAGTGCCTGGGGAGACATTACAGACAAGCCTGCCGTCGTCCTAGGGGCTAATAACAGCGGATCGGTGTCGCTCACGCTCTGGGCCGGTACCGAGGCCGAGTACGCAGCCATCGAAACGAAAGACCCTCTGACGGTTTACGTAAGGACACCGTAGTGGCAGGTATCTCTGTCGGAGCATCGGACATTTCCAAGCTCGCCGCCGGGGAGACGGAAGCCACCAAGGTAAGCCTCGGACCGATAGACGTATGGACCGCGTTCACCCCCATCATCGAAAACAACGTCGCCAGAACCAACTACCCGACCCCCTACGGGGCAACGGGCGCTTGGGTGACTCTCCAAGCCGCCGGAGGCGCGGGTGGCGAAGGCGCTACGGGACTTTGGACCGCCAACTCAGGCGGTGGCGGCGGGGGTCGTATAGAACGTACCTGGGTCCCTGTCTCCGAGATGGGCGCGACTTACAGCGTCGTCCAGGGTAAAGGCGGAAAGGGAGACGGAGGCGACTCCGTATTCTCCAGCGGTGGAGTGAATCTGACTGCCAAAGGGGGTAAGAAAGGCTCCTCGGGGGCGACCACAGTCGGTTCCAGCCCGTTCACGATACCCGGTGGAGCAGGCGGCACGTACTCAGTTACCGGTATGTCCGGCGTGCGCGTGTACCCTGGCTCCCCTGGTGGCGATGCGACTAACACAGTAACTAACCCTGGTGCCACTAACGCCAATAACGCAGGCGCGGGCGGCGGCGCGGGAGGTCCTTACAGTTCGGACACCGGACAAACCCCCGGCGGAGCAGGCGGAAGTTCCACCACCGTCACGGGTGGTGCGGGCGGTACAGATTCGGTAAAGCCTGGCGTCAAACCCGACAACGCCACAATGCCCAACGGCGGTGCCGGTGGTGGCGGCGGCGCAGGCGCTTGGTTCGCGGCTGGTGGAACCGGCGGCGATGGAGGCCGCTTTGGTGGCGGTGGTGGTGGAGCAGGGTGTGGCAACACAGTCGCCACAGCGGGTAAAGGTGGTGACGGATTCACCCGCATCGAGTGGACCGCCGAAAGCATCGAGTATCGACGGGTATTCGTCGCGGTAACCGAGGTCAACCAGACTTCCATCAAGGTTCAGGTCAACGGGCTTCCGCCCGACGCCGGAACTGTTACCGGATACAACTTCTACAAAAACGGCGTCAAGGTCACGCCGTCACCCCAGTCCTCCCCCGAGTACACATTCGGCGGGCTGGACCCGAACTCGACGTACACACTCACCGCTACAGCGGTTTCTAGCGGCTCAGAATCATCTCCGTATGACCCAGCTGTCGTAAGAACACTCGCTGACGGCGCGTTGTCGTTGGAGGATCGTACAGCGATCGACAACATCGTGGCGCAGTGCATGGCCGAAGACGGCCAGCCCGGCGTGATGATCTCGATTACCGGACCCAAAGGCAGCTACACCAAATCGTATGGTGTGTCCCCGGCGTCACCCGGTATCACGTCGTACCCGTTGTCGACTACACACCACTTCCGTATCGGCAGCTTGACCAAATCGTTTACCGGCACAGCGATCCTGATGCAGGTAGACAAAGGCATCTTGTCTCTGGACGACACTCTGGAGAAGTGGATACCGGGCCTGCCTGACGGCAAGAACATCAAGATCCGCCACCTACTCGGTATGCGCGACGGGTTGTTCGAGTTCCAGGCCGGAAACATCGGGTTGTTCCCGTATGGCGTGTTCATGCTGTTGTTCCCGACCTTCCCGGTCACGGTGGACACTCAGATGAACATCATCAAAGGCCACGCGGTTACTTGGCCCGCTGGAACGAACTTCGCGTACCACAACTCGGGAATGATCGTGTTAGGTCAGATCCTCGAAGCCGCCACCGGTCGACGGTGTAGAGACATCTTCAAGGAAGACATCTGGATTCCGTTAGGGCTGACCGAGACGTCTTGGCCAGATAGCCCGAACATGCCGGAACCCTACAGTCGTGGACTTGGTCCGGGCATCTTCGGTTTACAAGACTGGACGGTAGTCAACCCCGAGTATGTCGGGTCCGCAGGCGCTTTGGTGTCGACCATCGACAACATACAGCGCTGGGGTCAGGCGATGCGCGACGGATGGGGTATAAGCCCCGAGATGCACGCGTTCCGCGAGAACATCGCCGTGTACTCGTCGGACGTATGGCCGTACGAAGGTCCGTCTTACTACGGTTACGGCCCTGCGTATTTCAACATCGCAAACTGGTTCGGTCACGCCGGATCTGTGTCGGGATACAACTGCACGTGCTACTACGAGCCGGTATCCGGCGCGGTGTTCGCAGGTATGGAGAACGTCCAATCAAACGGCGTGGCAATCGAATCGAAGATCCAGATCCGCATCTGTGAGTACCTATACCCAGGTACCACGACCGTGGAGCAACCCTTCGATCCGGCTCTGAGACACCACGAATAACTGAATACACCAGAAGTCCCCGCGAACCGCCTCTCTGGCCTCGGAGCCATGACGCGGGCGGGGTTCTCTGGACAGCTGGAAGGTATGCCCCCGGCTGGGGCACCCGGTCTTGAAAACCGGCAGACAGTAAACAATCTGGGGGTTCGACACCTCTACCTTCCGCAGGAGATGCGCCCTTTCCAGAGAATGCCGCATCAACGCGTGGGTGCTGGAATCACCGCGACGCGTCGGTTGAAGGACCCCGAACACGTCAAGGACGATTCGGGTATTCCCGTTCACGGTGGGTCCGTTAAGCCCACCACTTGTCGACGTAGCTCAATTGGTAGAGCAGCGGTCTCCAAAGCCACCGGTTGCAGGTTCAAGTCCTGCCGTCTTCGCCATGCGGGCGGTTCCCTACACAGAGGGAAGCCCCCGCGCCAATCCCAAGGGAACGTATCGGCCCTCCGGTCCTAGACCCGACAGCCGGTCGGGTGTGGGTGGTACATGCGACAGCACGCCCACACTCCCTTCGGGGGATACCACGAGAGGAACACATGAATTACCTTATGTCGCTGTTTGTTACAGCCGTATTCGACTACATCAAGAAGCACCCAGAACTGGTAGAAGACTTCGCCAAGAAGGTCTCCGGGTATGTAATCGCGGAGATTCCTTCGGCGGTCGACAAGATTACCGACCTGATTCCCGGCCAGCTGGACGACAAGATATTCGACACCCTGGCAGCCCGATTCGCCAAAGCCCTTCAGAAGGCCATCCCCGGATTCGACCTGATTTTCAAGTTCCTGAGGTAGGAGTCACATGGCACGCCGCACGGTCTACGGGTACGACTACAGCTCTAACGGCTGGCCGATGGTTGACCAAGGTTCGTGTGAATGGGTGAACATTCCCGGCACCAGCTGCACCTTGCAAATACAGAGCGGGCAACCGCTAGCGATACTTCGTGCCTTCGCAGCCGACCTGAACGCTTACGTCGAGCCCATGCGCGACGCTGACTCGGCGTCCTGGACTCTCATCAACTCAGTAAGTACTTCCAACCACTTGAGTGGAACCGCGTTCGACTACAACTGGGAATCACACCCATTCCAGGTTCTGAACGCGGGCTGGAATTCCGCCCAACTGGCGACCATCCGGGAGATCCAGGACTTCTACGAAGGCACCGTCTTCTTTGGCAATGACTGGTCAAACCCCAAAGACGCGATGCACTTCCAGCTAGCGAGCCTAGCCAACGGTGGGAACATCAACACCTACCAGAACCCACACACCGCAGACTTCATCGCCAGAAAGATACGGGCAGATGGCTTTTCTACTTTCCGGCGTGGATCTCAGAGTCCTACTTCGACTGCTGTCAACGTCCTTGCAGCGGCCACTGGTCTCAGCGTTGGTAGAGCTACTGAAATTCTCGGCCCGGTTCGTGAAGGGTTGCAAGCGGCTTCTTGCACGAACGTAAACCGTATCGCTATGTGGCTGGCGCAGATCGGCCACGAATCGGACGGCTTCAACGCCACCGAGGAATACGCCAACGGCGACGAGTCCACCGACCGGTGGAAGTACAAGGGTCGTACGTGGATTCAGATTACCTGGCAGTCCAACTACGCCCAGTTCTCGCAGTGGTGTTTCAACAAGGGGCTGGTAGTCAGTCCAACCTATTTCGTAGACAACCCCCGCGATCTGGCCGACCTGCAATGGGCCGGTCTGGGCGCGGCGTGGTACTGGACGGTAGCCCGCCCGGACATCAACGCGTTGTCGGATAAGGGCGACCTGTACACGGTAACGCTGCGAATCAACGGTGGCACCAACGGTCTCACCGACCGCCGCGACCGGTACAACCGCGCCCTTCTGCAAGGCGACGCGCTTCTACAACTACTTTCCGCCGAAGAGGACGACATGTTCACCGAAGAAGACCGGAACCTGCTTCGTCAGGTCGCAGAGATCAGACGTAAGTCGTTGAGCCCGCTCCGGTGGCCGTACGAGAAGGAAGTCAACACCTGCGCCGGGTTCGCCTGGACCGCAGACGGAAACGTGCACGTGATGCTCGTGGAGAAGCTAGCCGTCGACTATGGCGACCCGCAGGCGGTCGCCCTCTTGCTGGCGGTATCTGAAACGGACGAGCCCGGACGTGAGGCCGATTCCAAGCTGGCCAAGGCGATTCTAGCCAAGGTAGACGAAGACGCATTCGCAGCCGCTACCAAGTGGCTGGACGAACATGCCAATTAGCCTCGGGGACCGTAACGAAACGGTCCGTGAGTGGCGTCGGGTAATGGCCAAGCGGTTCGCGGGGTACGCCCGTACGTGTGGCGAACTACCCCAGGACACCGACGAATACGGCCCCAGAGCCCGTGCGTGGCAGTGGGAGTACGAGCGGCGTACTGGGCAGCCTATCGACGGAATCGTGTCCGACGACGACCTACGAGCCCTCGGTATCGAGGTCGTAGAACTACCGTGGTTGTTCACCGTCCACGGAACCGGTCAGCCCGACCCGCTGGGTCCGGGTATCCCCGCCGACGTCGCTCGGGAGGTCTTGGACCTCTACCGGTGGCAGCCGATCGGTAACTACTCCGCGTCGGCATTCCCGATGTGGCCTTCGATCATGCAGGCGTACAACGAATTGGTGCTACAGATCAACTCCAAGCCGGGGAAGATCAACCTAGCCGGGTATTCCCAAGGCGCGGTTGCGGTGGCGATGGTTCTCAAGCACGAGATCATGGACCCGAACGGCTCTCTGCATCACCGTCTTGGCGATGTACAGAAGGTTGTCTTCTGGGGTAACCCGATGCGCCAGAAGGGCATAGCCCATTTTGATGAGTGGATATACGAGGTAGCACCCCCGGAGTCCCACGGCATCGTGGCGTGGGACCTGTTGAAAGGTCTGGAAGACGCACCGTTCGAGGTGCGGGACTACGCACACCGTAAAGACATGTACGCGTGCAACTTCGACAACGACAAAGACGAGTACAAGCGTGCTATCTGCAAGATCGTTTTCAAGGCGACGGACTGGTTCGACGGCCCGGATTCGATTGTGCACCAACTCATTGAGCTTGGCACACGTCCGTTACAAGAGGGGCTGGCTATGGCGCAAGCCATGATCGACGCCCTGACATTCTTCTCGAACTTGAACCCGCACAACTACAACTGGGAACCCGCCGTGAGGTTCTTGAGAGACATCTAAAGAGAGGAGTCGGAGTGACCGTAGAGCTTGCTCCGACTCCCCCACACATCACCGGACCTGTTTGGCAGAAGACGGTAGACGGCGGTTGGCACCTTCCAGAGAAGACTCTCGGGTGGGGCGTCATCAATTGGCTGTACGAGTACGTCAATTCCCCCGCAGGGGCAGGACCATTCATACCCACGCTAGAGCAGGCTCGGTTCCTTCTCTGGTGGTATGCGGTAGACGAAGCAGGGCAATACGTATACCGAGAAGGTTGCTTCCGCAGGATGAAGGGCGCGGGTAAAGACCCGCTGGTAGCGGCCTTAGCACTCGTAGAACTATGCGGGCCAGTTGCGTTCTCCCACTTTGACGACGAGGGCAACCCGGTAGGTAAGCCCAGGCACGCCGCGTGGATCACGGTCGCAGCTGTCAGCCAAGACCAGACGAAGAACACCTTTTCGCTGTTCCCCGTAATGACCTCGAACAGATTGAGAAAGACCTACGGGCTAGATGTCAACAAGTTCGTCATCTACTCGGAGATAGGTGGTCAGATCAGCGCCGCGACTTCGTCGCCAGCGTCCATGGAAGGCAACCGTCCCACTTTCGTCATTGAGAACGAAATCCAGTGGTGGGGTTCGGGACCGTCTGGCGAAGTAAATGACGGTCACGCGATGGACGCGGTAATCGAAGGCAACGTGACCAAGATACCGGGCTCCCGGAAGTTAGCTATCTGCAACGCCCACATCCCCGGAAACGACTCCGTAGCCGAGCGTGTGTACGACACATGGGCCGCGATCGAACAAGGTTCGGCGGTCGACACAGGTCTGCTCTACGACGCCTTAGAAGCACCCCCGGATACACCAGTATCCGAGATACCTTCCGAGAAGGAAGACCCCGAGGGCTTCGCAGCAGGCGTAGAAAAGCTACGCCAGGGTGTGGAGGTAGCGCGTGGTGATTCGTATTGGCTCCCTGTCGATGAAATTGTAAAGTCGATCCTAGACGTCAAGAACCCGATCACCGAGTCCCGCCGAAAGTTTCTAAACCAGGTCAACGCAGCGGAAGACGCGTGGATAGCACCTACGCAGTGGGACCGGTTGGCGATGTATGACCCGTTGTACAAACTCAACAAGGGCGACCGAATCACGTTGGGGTTCGACGGATCTAAGTCGAACGACTGGACGGCGTTGGTTGCTTGCCGGGTACACGACGGGATGTTGTTCTTGATCAACGCGTGGAACCCGCTGAAGTTCCCAGGGGAGGAAGTCCCCCGAGATCAGGTAGACGCGACGGTCCGGTCGTGTTTCGAGGCTTACGACGTAGTCGGATTTAGGGCAGACGTCAAGGAATTCGAGGCGTACGTCGACATGTGGGGCCGCGATTTCAAGGACCGGCTGAAAGTCAACGCATCTCCGAACAACCCTGTCGCCTTTGACATGCGGGGGAACCAAAAGAAGTTCGCGCTTGATTGCGAGCGGTTCCTAGACGCAGTTATCGAACGAGAGGTAGTCCACGACGGAGATCCAGTTCTTCGAGCGCATGTGTTGAACGCCAAGCGGTTTCCGACGACGTACGACGCCATAGCGATCCGCAAGGCCACAAAAGACTCAAAGCGCAAGATCGACGCCGCTGTTTGTGCAGTTCTGGCTTTCGGTTGCAGACAGGAATTCCTAATGGGCAACAACAACTCTGGACAGGGAGGGGTGGTGTACGCGTGACGGAATACGAGGACCACGTAACTCACCTCCAGAACGTCCTATCTGGGCAGATGGGCGAGCTGCAACAGTCTGAGTCGTATTTGGACTCCAGCTACAGGCTGGAGACCATCGGCCTCGGCGTACCCCCCGAGATGCGAAAGCTTCGGGTGAACGTCGGTTGGCCCGCGTTGTACCTACGCGCCATCGAGGAACGACTAGACGTCGAAGGGTTCCGGGTAAACGGACAATCCGAAGGCGTAGAGGAACTTTGGCAGTGGTGGCAGGACAACGACCTGGACGAAGAGTCGGGTCTAGGCCATATGGACGCTATGACGTTCCGGCGCTCGTATATCACCGTCGCAGCCCCAGGACCCAACGACGACGCGGATTACCCGCTTATCCGGTTGGAGTCCCCGCTGTCGATGTACGCAGAGCTGGACCCGCGTACCCACAACGTGACGAGGGCTTGTCGGTTCTACCACCTCGACTCCACCGACCCGAACGCGCTGATCGAAGGTAGGGCAGTCGCGGACGCGGCCACGTTGCTACTCCCCGACCGCACCATCTACCTACGACGAGACCAGGGTCCCGCGTCCAAGTGGATTCAGGACGGCCCTCCGGTGGTTCACAACCTCGGTGTTGTTCCGGTGGTCCCGTTAGTCAACCGCGCCAAATTGTCTGACCGACAGGGTCAGTCCGAGATTTCCCCCGAGATCCGCTCCCTTACCGACGCAGCCGCCCGAACTCTGATGAACCTGCAAGCGGCTTCGGAACTGATCGCAGTGCCTCTACGAGGGTTCTTCGGCGTTGACCGAGGACAGCTGACAAACGTCGACGGCAACGTGGCCTCCACCGCCGAACTGTACTACGGGCGGATGCTCACGCTGAGCAACAAGGACGCCAAGTCCTTCGAGTTCTCGGCAGCAGACCTACGCAACTTCGCAGAAGAGTTGAACGAACTCGCTAAGCAGTTCGCCGCGTACACCGGCCTACCGCCGCAGTATCTTTCGTTCTCGTCGGACAACCCGGCCTCGGCGGAAGCTATTCAGGCGTCGGAGTCGCGGTTGGTCAAGACCTGCGAGCGCAAGGCACGTATGTTCGGCGGCTCCTGGGAGCGCGCTATGCGCCTGGCCACCAAGGTCATGGGTAAGGAAGTCCCCGAGGAGTACCACCGGCTTGAGACCGTGTGGCGCGACCCGGCCACGCCGACAATCGCTGCTATGGCAGACGCAGCCACCAAGAAGTACGCAAACGGTCAAGGGCCTATACCCAAGGAACAGACCCGAATCGACCTGGGGTACACCGCTGAGCAACGAGCGCAGATGAAGGAATGGGACGCCGAGGATCGTCAGTCGATCCTCACCGATCTCTACGCGCAGACGAAGGCCGTTGCGGATGCGACACCTAAACCGGACCCTGCGACCAAGAAGCCCGCTAGCACCGGTAGTACGAAGTGACACCGGAGGAGTACGCAGCCGCACAGCTCGCCATCTCCGCAGCCGTCGCTAGGTACGTAGAGTCGTTCGCCCAATTCATCGTAGCGGCAGGACAATCGCTGTCCCTTGCCAACTGGGGCAAGTCTCTAGAACTGCTGTTCCCTGCGGTGCAACAAGGCCGTTGGGATTCAGCGGTTCTCGGTCGTAAGTTCTACGACGACCAGCGGGCAATGCATTTCCCCGATCTGCCAAGGCATGACCGGTTCATCGAGAACTACGAGTTCAGCGACTTTGTGTTCGACATGGAACCGGTTCGCCGGGATCTGATGGAGATGAGGTCTAGCCGAGACGCGGTGGAACACATCGCGCTCCGCGCGGTTCGATCTGTAGAGAACGGTGCTAGACGGCAGATTATCCAAGCTGTCGAATCTGACACCGATCTAGCCGACGAACTATCAGAAGACCAGCTTCGCAAGAAGTCTCGTCGCGTGCAGGGGTGGGCACGAGTGGCTACGGGTAGGGAAACCTGCGCGTGGTGCTTGATGCTCATCTCCCGTGGTCCGGTCTACATGGACGCTGTCACAGCGGGTCTTGACCTGGACCACCTCTCTGCTGTCGAGATGCACCTGAACGGTGAAGACATCTCGGACTACATGGAGCAATGGCATACCGGTTGTGACTGCAAGGTCGTTCCGGTGTTCAAGAACGAAGACTGGGCAGGTAAGGCCGCGTATCTCAAAGCCGAAAAGCTGTGGATCGAAGCGACCAACGAAGCCAAGAAACTTCGTGAAGAAGAACCCGATCGTGTTTACACGGCGGGGAAGAACAAGGGCAAACCCATCACGTTGAACGACGACGTGATAAACGCCCTGCGCCGCAAGTTGTCTCGCGGCGAAATCAAACCCGAAGACTTCGCGTTCGTCGCGTAGTTCTTCTAGGCCCGTCACATCCAAGCGCCCCAGGTGGGCGCTTTTCTCATGCCCAGGAGGCACTTTCATGTCAGAAACCGTCACCGAAAGCCCGGAAGCCACTGCACCCGAGGCACCGAAGCCGACACCGCCCGCTGCGAAGGCGTCCAAAGAAGACGACCTTCCCGACTGGGCACGTCAGCAGATCTCATCTGCGAACCAGGAGGCGGCTAATTACCGCGTCCAACTCCGAGAGGCCAACAACGCATTGCAGTCAGCACAGGAGCAAGTTGCTTCCTTGACTGCGGAAAAGACCCAGGCGGTCAACGCAAGTGCCTCGATTCAGACCGACTTCGACAAGTTGGTCACGGCTATCAAGGCCGAAGTCCCCAACGACAAGATCTTCGCTTTCGCCAAGACGCTCCAGGGGACCACAGAGGACGAACTGACAGCCCATGCGGCGGAACTGAAGTCGATCTTCGGTAGCTCGCTAGGGGCTTCCCCCGCCTATGACCCCTCGCAGGGTCGCGGCGCGGCTACAAGCGCAAGCCCCGCCGACGCCTTTGCCGCTCTTCTCAAATCACAACTTACAAGATAAGGAACGCCTCCCATGGCAGGATTGAACGAGCTCGCTCCCAATTCGAGCGACAACCACCAGGGCCGGTTGGCCACTGTCCCCTCCGACCTGCTCCCCAAGACCCTGGTCGGTCCCATCTTCGACAAGGCGCAGGAGAGCTCTCTCGTCATGCGTCTGGGTCAGCGGATCCCGGTGAGCTACGGCGAAACCGTCATCCCGACCACGACCAAGCGCCCGGCCGTCGGCCAGGTCGGCACCGGCACCTCGAACGCCCAGCGAGAGGGCGGCCACAAGCCGCTGTCCGGTACCGCGTGGGACACCCGGAGCTTCTCTCCGATCAAGCTGGCGACCATCGTCACCGTGTCGGAAGAGTTCGCGCGTAGCAACCCGCAGGGCCTGTACACCCAGCTGCAGGGCGACCTCGCGTTCGCCATCGGCCGTGGTATCGACCTCGCCGTCTTCCACGGCCGCGACGCACTGCGTAACCAGCTGCTGCAGGGCATCGACACCGACAACGTGATCGCCAACACGACCCACTACAAGAACCTGACCGCAGGCGCCATCATGGACGGCCTGCTCGACGGTTACGACCTGGTCTCGGCGGACACCAACAACGAGTTCGACGGCTGGGCCGTGGACCCGCGCTTCCGCTCCACGCTGGCGCGCGCGCAGGTCTTCCGCGACGCCAACGGCAACATCGACCCCGCCCGAGTCAACCTGAACGCTCAGGTCGGCGACATCCTGGGCCTCCCGGCTCAGTACGGCCGCGTGGTCGGTGGCGACCTGGACGGTAACCCCGACACCGGCCTCCGCCTCTTCGGTGGTGACTTCTCGCAGCTGCGCTACGGCTTCGCCGACCAGATCCGCGTGAAGATGACCGACAGCGCCTCCATCTCGGCCAACGCCGACGGCACCGGCGCGGTCTCGATGTGGCAGACCAACCAGATTGCCATCCTGATCGAGGTCACCTTCGGCTGGGTCCTGGGTGACAAGCAGGCGTTCGTCAAGTTCTCCAACCTGGGGACCACGACGTACACCCTGGACTTCAACGGCGCTACCGGTGGTACCGCGACCGTCAACCTGAACGGTAAGGACAGCGGCACGATCGCTTACAACGCATCGGCTGCCACGGTGAAGTCCGCGATCGTTGCCATTGACGACGGCATTGCCGCCGCAGACGTCACCGTTACCGGCTCTGCCGGTGTCTACACCGTGACCGTCCCCGGACTGCTGACTGCCAACGGGGCCAGCCTGACCGGTGGCAGCCCTGCGGGTACCGCAACCGTCACTGTCGTCTGACATCTGAACTGAACGGAGGGGGCTTCTTCGGAGGCCCCCTCCCTTCCCTTGGAAGGGGTACTTATGGCTTACGCAATCCCTTCTGACGTGTCAGGACGGCTTGGACGAGAGCTGAGCGCGGATGAGGCGACGATGGTCGCCGCACGACTCGCAGACGCAGAGCTGATCATCCGGTCCCGCATACCGGACCTGGACGACCAGATCACCAACGACAAAATCGACGTCGAGATTGTCAAGATGATCGAGGCGAACGCCGTCGTACGTCTGGTCCGAAACCCCAACGCCTACACCGGGGAAACAGACGGGAACTACTCCTATCAGATCAACTGGAAGACCGCCACGGGCGAGCTGGAAATACTCGACAACGAGTGGGCGCTACTAGGAATCTCACAAGCGATGTTCGTCATCGCCCCGTTGATCCCGGATATCACGTACACCTGCGAACCCGAGTTCTGGTTCCCGTTATGAGCCAGCTCGACGTCATGAACGCGGACGTCGTTGTCTATCCCCAGGTTACGGAACCTAACCGTCACGGGAACACAACGACTAAGGCTTCTGATACAGGGGTGCCGACACCGGCACGTATTCAGGTCGCATCGTCTTCTGGCACTTCGGCACGTCGTGCTGAGCAGGACAACGAGGGATTCGAGTCGGAGGTCTTCTACCGAATCCGGTTTCCGCGCTCGTTCAACGCGGACCACGGGATCTTGGGCATGCAATCCCAGATCGAATGGGAGGGCAAGCGCTACGGAATCTTCGGGATACCGCAGCGGTACATGGGATCTCCGCGTACAGCCCACGTCGAGTATTTGATGCAGAGGTCTTGATGTCCGTACGACTCATCGGTGAAAAGGCCATGAACCGTGTGGTCTCACACCTCGAAGGTGTACACCACGCAGTCGGGGACGCAGCTCGCCGGGTGGAAGTCCAAGCCCAACGACGGCTTGCGATGCACCACGACACAGGAGCCGCGCACATCACCCGTACCGAGGGCGACGTCGACTGGTTCGTGAACCTGGTTGACGAAGCCGCTCTGTCTATCGAGTTCGGCCACTGGGTAGAGGGCAAGTACAAGGATGAAGACCACCCCCAGTACGTACCCGGTCTCTACATCCTCTCTACTGCATCAGGTTTGGATGCTGCGCCTAGATCAGGTCCACGTCGGAAGGGGAAGTAGTTGCCCCAGTCGATTACCGACACCGTAGTTGAGATCCTTCAGACGAAGTTTCCAGACGCTCTTGTCGATACGTGGGTTCAGAACGTCGACTATCGGCGGTTCCCGTTCTTCAACGTGCGCCGCATAGGCGGACCGAGACACCCACGTAGGCCAAGACAACTGTCGTTCCCTGTCATTGAACTGACCCTCATCGGGAACGAAAACCTAGACAGCACCTACGACCTCTACGACGACGCGGTACTAGCACTGTACGACGCGGTCAAAATGAGGTGAGCCCTTCGTAGTGGTCCAGTCGTTGTGCGACTCTGTTGCCCGGTCTGCGGGCAAGGAAGAATCAACAACGACATGGCATCGAACAAGCGCCGGCGGCACACCCCGGACCAGATCATCCGCAAGCTCGCCGAGGGCAACAAGCTCCTTGCAGCGGGCCAGGAACTGAGCGAGGTGTGCCGACACCTAGAGATCGCGGAGTCGACGTGGCATCGCTGGCTTGCCCAGTACGGCGGCATGAAGGCCAACGACGCCAAGCGTCTCAAAGAACTCGAAGCCGAGAACGCCCGGCTCAAGAAGATGGTCGCCAACCAGGCCCTCGACATCGACATGCTCAAGGAGATCTCGGCGGGAAACTTCTGACCCCGAACCGCAAGCGCAGCGCCGTCACGGTGCTGCGCGAGCGGTTCGGGGTGTCTGAACGCCGCGCCTGCACGGTCGTGGGTCTGCACCGCTCCACGATGCGCCTGACGCCGGCGCCGATCGCCACCGAGGAGGCCGAGCTGCGGGCTTGGTTGCGCCGGTTCTCCACCGATCGACCTCGCTGGGGGTGGCGACGGGCAGCCAAGATGGCCCGCAAGGCCGGCTGGAAAGCCAACAACAAGCGCATCCGCCGGCTGTGGCGTGAAGAGGGCTTGCGGGTCCCACAGCGCCGCCGCAAGAAGCGGCTGACCGGCATCGGTGTCGCCGTGGGTGCGATGTCACCGATCCGCCCGAACGTGATCTGGGCGATGGACTTCCAGTTCGACACGACCGCCGATGGCCGCATCCTCAAGATGCTCAACGTCATCGACGAGTTCACCCGCGAAGCACTCGCGATTGAGGTCGACCGCGCCATCAACGCCGACGGCGTCGTCGACGTCTTGGATCGCCTGGCCCTCACCCACGGGGCGCCGCACTACGTGCGCTTCGACAACGGGCCCGAGTTCGTGGCCCACGCCGTGAGCGATTGGTGCCGATTCAACAGTGCCGGTTCCCTTTTCATTGATCCCGGCTCGCCGTGGCAGAACGCCTGGATCGAATCCTTCAACGGCCGCCTGCGTGATGAACTGCTCAACTCGTGGCGCTTCGACTCGCTTCTGGAGGCCCGGGTGATCATCGAGGACTGGCGCTGCGATTACAACGCCAACCGACCCCACTCCGCCCACGGCGAACTTACCCCAGCGGAGTTCGCTCTACAGTGGACCACGACCCACCAACCCCAAGTCGCATAGCGACTGGACCACCAAACGGGTCCCCCTCAAAAAGGCAGACCCAAACAGCCCATGGGTACCTGCATTCGATGGAGGAAACCATGGGGGCGACCGAGTTCGACTCCCCATACACAGACACATGGCGTGTCCAAGGGCTAATCAAATTCGGCCTACGGCCACTACGAAATTGAGGAAACAATGGCTCTTGATGATGACGCCGTTATCACAGCTGCCGTAGGTTACATCTACACCAATACGGTTGGCACTGCACGACCTACGCTTGCGGAAATTGACGCCTTCGACCCGGAGACCTTCGGAGCGCAGACCCAGAAGGTAGTCGCCTCTGCGGCAACCACACTGACAGTCGGCGCACAAGCCACAGCGTCGCTACCCTCGACGTCTACCGCAGCGGCGGTCCAGACAGCTCTGGAGAGCCTAACCACGGTGGGTGTGGGTAACGTGCTAGTGGTCGGCAGCACGGACCCAGACGACACCTTGGCAGACGGTCTGAACGTCTCTTGGGTTGGCGAGAAGCTAGGGCAAACCATTGCTCTGACCGGATCATCCGCGACCGTTACCGTTGTTACAGCGGCTAACGGTTGGAAGATGACTGGGCACACATCCAGGGACGACCTACCCGAGTTTGGTAAGGACGGCGGGGATACCGAGGTTAAGGGCACCTGGCAGAACAAGGCGCTCCGCGAAACCCTTTCGGGTGACCCACGAGTCGACTTTGTTACAGCCATCCTCGAACAGTTCGACCGGGGCAACCTTGAGCTGTACTACGGCGAGGACGATACCAACGAGGACGGCGTCTTCAACGTCGATGGTGACTTTGCACCTGTTGAGCGGGCGCTGTTGATCGTGATCGTAGATGGAGACGTGTCGGTTGGCTTCCACGCGCCGAAGACGTCCATCCGTGGAGATGACTCGATCGCAATGGATACCGACAACTTCGTCGGATTCCCAGTTCGAATGACCTTCCTGAAGATGGGTGCCCGCAAGTTGTTCTCGTGGATCAGCGACAAGCTGTCCAACTCGTAGACCAACACACCCCCCACATGCCGGGGAGGGTTGTAACGGTTCGCACACCTTGGCGGGCCTCGAATCGCTACACCCTCCCCACCGCTCTCTCTTACTGGCCCGCCTAAATACTTGAAAGGCCCGCTATGACTAACACTTTCACCCTGGCTGACATGGTTGCGGATGCAAACCAGAAGTACGCCCCGGTAGCGATCGATCTCGGTGGCGGCGACGTTGTAACTCTCCGCAACGTGCTTCGAATCAAACCCGGACCCCGCAAGGAAGCCCTATCCCTGATCAAACAGATTCAGTCTCTTACTGAGTCGACCGATGAGGGTGCCGAGATGTCCGAAGAGGACTTTGACGCTGTCAACGAGCTGCAAGAGAAGATCCTTTGTCTAGCAGCCGATAAGCCACAACTGCTGGACGCAGCTGTAGGTGGTGACCCGATGATCATTATGGAGATCTTCAACCGGTGGATGGAGTCCACACAAGCGGGGGAAGCCTCCAGCTCGGAGAGTTAATAGACGATCACGGGCAGTGGATAGCTGCCGACTTGATGGAGTACTACGCCGTCGACATCCGGGACGTATTGGTCCCGGATTCCGGTGTGACTCCTCGTTGGCTTCTGACACTCATAGCAGGTCTGGACGAAGAGTCCAGGTATGCCGCGTCTTGCCGTGGTGGACAACACCTTCGGCGTTGGACCATGGACCGCTACCTGCGCGTGTATCAACTCGAAACTCAACGAGCAACCCAGTGGATCAACACCGCTGCCAACTCTACGAAGCGGCCTCCGATCCCGAAGCCCTTCCCCCTGCCGAAGGCAAAGCAACAAAAGCCTGAGAAGCGCGCAGAGCCTCCAGGCTCCTTCGCGTTCATAGCGAAACAACATCTCGCGGAAGCGAAAAAGAGGAAGACGGGGGCACTTGGTGGTGAGTAGACAGTGTTCCTTCGAAAGCTGTGACCGACCGCCGAAGACACCCAAGCAACCCCTATGTAATACGCATTACCGCCAACAACTACTGGGCCAACCGCTTAGACCGTTCCGGCAGATGCGTAGTAGCGCAGAGGTCGAAGCTGAACTGGCGCAGGGACTTAGAACGTGTTGCGACTGCGATAGGCAGCTCCCCGTCTCGGAGTTCCACAGATCTGATACTCACGGAAGAGGTTTGGCGTCTACCTGCAAGACCTGCGGACTATCTAGACGGCGCCAAAACAAATACGGGATAACGACGCCAGAGTGGGAAGCACTACTCGAATCACAAGGTCACCGGTGTGCGATCTGTAAGACAGACGATCCCGGCAAGTCGAATTGGCACACCGACCATGACCACGACACCGGGGACGTCCGAGGGATTCTGTGTATGAGCTGCAATAACAAGCTCGGACATCACGAAAAGTGGTACTTGCCCAATCGTTTAGCGGTGGACGCTTACTTGAACCCGAAAGTAGAGGTGTAACCCTATGGCGGGTGCAGGGGGCCGAGAAGTCGGCAGGGTGTCAGTACGCGTTGTGCCGAACACCGATGGCTTCCGTCGCGAACTTAAGCGCCAACTTGAGGCTATAACCAAGGGCCTGGAAGCCAAGGTCAATATCGACCCGGACCTAAAGGGATTCCGGGAGAAGGTAAGAGCCGAAACCCGGAACTTGGACGACGCCAAGGTCAAGGTCGACGTCGACAAGAACAGCGAGATCCTCAAGAAGAACGGGTTCTTCACCGACGAGAAGATCAAGCTAAAGCTAGACCCCAATTTCGACTATATGTTCCGCCAGCGTCTTAAGAAGATAGGCGCTATCAAGCCCGTAGAGGTTCCGGTAGTACCGAACGTCCGAGGCTTCCGGGCGCGTCTGCGCGGGAATCTCGACATTTTGAGCAGCTCTCTTTCGGATGTCACCCAAAAGCTGGGTGACGGTATCGCGAACGCACGGCCTTTCGGTGTCTCTATCGTCGCGATTGCAGCTGCGGCGTCTCTTGCGGTCCCCGCTATCGGGCTGTTGTCCGGTGCGCTGGTGGCACTTCCGGGCGTTCTAAGCGCGATTGTCGCTCCGCTCGGTGCGGTGTTGATGGGTATGGAAGGCATCAAACAGTCACTCGTAAACTCGGGATGGGCTGTCTTCGACAAAAAGGGCAAGCTCAAGCCCGGCGAACAGTTGGCGAAGATACAAGACTCTGTCTCCAAGGTTTTTGAGACGGGCCTAACCCCAGTCTTTACAAAGCTATTGGCGATAATCCCCGCGCTTCAAGAGGGGTTCGGCGCTATCGCCCAGGGCCTGGTCGGTATGACAGACGGCTTTGTCAGCGCGCTCACGTCGGCCAAAGGCCTAGACCAGATCAAAACGATGTTCAAGAACATCGGTGACGCTCTGGGCCAAGCCAGTCCCGGCATTCGGGACTTCACCGCCGCGATGCTGACGCTAAGCACCGAGTTCTCCAAGAAGCTGCCGGGAATGGCTCAGTCGTTCAACAACTGGGCTAGCAAGGTGCTTACCTGGGTCGACAAGATTACGACCAAAGGCCCAGACGGTTTGTCCCAGTTCGACAAGGCCATGTCTGGTCTAGGCGACTCACTGAAATCATTCGGGTCTGGCATCGGAGACCTGTTTCTCAAAGGCTTTGACTGGATCTCCAACCCGGAGAACCCAAAGAAGGTCGTATCGTTCATCAACGATCTGAAGACCGCTATCGACGGTCTGTGGCCGATCCTGGACAAGACGTTCACCCGGCTAGAGCAGTTGATGAAAACCGCTGCCCCACTGATAAAAACTGCTGGGGCACTGTCCGACCTGACGGGTCAGAACAAGACCGGGAGCAACTACAAAGCCCCCGGCGAAGGCCCCGATGGCGGGTCTACAGGCCAAAAGGCATGGGACGGGTTCAAGAACGGGTTTCTGCAAGCGTTCGACCCTGCGTGGCTCGGAAACAAGATCACGGAAATGTTCAATTCCGTTCCGTGGTCGAGTGTTTGGCAGGGTCTAAAGGACTCTTGGAACGCGGTTCTGGGGTTCTTCCAGGGCAGCGTGTCGTTCTTTGCAAATCTGTGGGGGTCGATTCAGTCCGCAGCCACGAGTGCATGGAATGGCATAGTCTCGGCGGTTTCGTCCGCAATCACCAACGTCGTGTCGGCAATCGTCAGCGGCGGATCGCAGATCATGGCCGAGGTCGGATCATGGCCCGGAAAGATCCAATCGTTTTTCGCAGACGCGGGGTCATGGTTGATAGCGGCTGGTCAGCAGATCGTCCAGGGCTTGATCAACGGTATCGGCTCGATGATCGGTTCGGCTGTAGCCAAAGCGAAAGAACTTGCGGGGGCGGTGAAGAACGCGGTTACCGGGTTCCTCGGTATCCATTCACCTTCCCGCGTGATGAACGAATTGGGTCAGTACACCGGTCAAGGTTTCGCTGACGGCCTGGAATCCCAGAAAGAAAAGATCACCAACGTCGCAGCGGATATCGCCAAAAGCGTCAAGGACCAGTTCGGTATCGACCTACCGGCCCTGGGGCAGAAGGGACTCGACACCGCATTCGGCTTTGGAGAAGCCAACGGAAAACAGTTGATGTCCGACTTGGGCATCGGCGGTAAGGGCCTCATCTCCCAGTTAGGTGAACAGGGGCTCCAGTTCGGGAAACAGGCTCTTGGACAGGCACTTACGCAGAACTTCTTCACGTCCAACGTAGACGACACGATCGCCGTCAAGAACAACCAGCTGAACAAGCAGGCACTAGGTGTCGTCGGCAAGAGCGGATAGGTGGTGAACATTGATCGCTGAAACCGTCGTAGAGATCGAAGGTTGCAACGGCCAATGGGCCACCATCGCCGGTCCCCAAGAGGGTGATCGGGGTATGCACCTAGCCACCGATATTCAAGGGTTCTTCGACCCGCCCGTGAAGGTTGTATACGAGGAGCCGGGGAACTACCCCGGCGCTCGTTACCTCAACCACCGAATCCTGCGTCGTGACATGACGTTCGGCGTCTGGATTCTGAATGACGCTGAGCACGGCGAGAACTCTTGGCAGTCACGGGACTCTGAGTGGCGCAAAATGTGGGACTACGACAAAGACACCTACATCCACATCACCACAGAGGATTCCGGTCGCCGGAAGCTGAAATGCCGACTGGGCGAGGCGATGGAAGTAGATCTTCGGACCGACCCTCACGGCAACACCATGAACCTCGTCAAGATGACGGTTATCGCTGGCGACCCGTTCTGGTACGGCGAAGACGCGACGTGGGAAGCCGAGTGTCAGAAGGACACGACGTTCAACCCGATCCTTATGGATCTACCGTTCCCGTGGCCGCTGGCAGAACTCCCCAAAGAGACGCTGTACATCGAGATCGCCAACGGCGATACACAACACGGCCTAAATCCCACGGACCAAACGGTCTTCCCCAAGTGGGCTGTACCCGGTTCAGAGCTTCCTCCGTCAGAGCCGTACATCCCGTTCCTTCCGTGGCTGGGTGCCCCCACGTCTCCCGCGACTATCTGGACCATCCCGGACTACTCGTTCGATGACCCGGAGTTCGCTAACCGCAGGTTGCGCCTGCCGTCGCTTATCGGTGGACTGCGTACCGCGTCGGTGCAAGTGGTCAACATCGTCGGCAAGCCGACGTCGGGAACGTGGAAGCTGACCTACAACGGTCAGTCCACCGTGAACCTATCGCGTACCGCTTCTGCTGCAACGGTTCAAGCAGCCCTGGAGGCCCTACCGGCTATAGGTGCAGGAAACGTAGTGGTAGACGGTGGACCTGCGTTCCTGGTTGGCACCCGTCCGTACACCGTGGCGTTCACGGGATCACTCGCCGGTACCCCGGTCAAGTTGATGACCGGTTCGTCTTCGTTCAGTCCGACCACGGCCTACGTCCAGGTGTACGAGTCGACCACCGGGTACACCGCTGGTGCTGAGGATTGCCTTATCGATACCGACCCTCGGGTCGAACAGGTCACCGCGCTCAACGGATCGCCTGTGTGGCAACGGATGAACGGTGTCCGCTTCCGCAACTCGATTCCACCGTGGACTAAGACCGCCACGTTCGAGATCACCGTGTCGGGTGCGAAGCCCGGCCAAATGGTCCAGCTTCGCGTGCCCCGTCCTTGGTCTCGCCCTTGGGGATTGGAATAGTAGATGTCGATCCGATCCAAAGAGGATGCTCAATTCCTGTGGGACCGGGTCATGGAGTCCCGCCGCTGGCGTGAGAAGCAACGTCTAAAGCCAGTCCTTACCCGTCTCTACGACGGTGACTTCAACCTCCGTGGTGTAGTCGCCGGGGAGCGTAAGGGCGAGTTCGAGTTTATCGACAACGACACCGGTACAGCGTCTTTGCAGCTGTCCCTAGACCACTATCTAGCCAAATGGGTAATGGACTTCCGGGGCCGCGCGAAGCGCAACGTCCACGTCACCTTCGACAAGCAAGGTGCTCGGTGGTCGGGACGCATGGAGTCCTACCGCGTTGTCCGTGAAGAGTCCGGTGACTGCTACCTAGAGATCACCTTCCTTCATGACATCGAAGAACTCAAGCACATGTACTGCTGGGCTAATCCGTTCCTGCGGCCTGAGTTCCAGTTCCCGAAGATGTGGGTGATCTTCGGACCCGCGAAGTGGTGCTTGCTGGTCACGTTGTTCGTCAACCTATTCCGGTTGGAGACGTCGTGGCTCACGCTGCCTGACAACCCACTAGATCCAACCGAGTGGATGGGCCTGTCGTTCCTACCATCGAATTGGCGGAACATTTGTTCCCCGTTGGACCTTCTGGACGATAACTCCAACCTGGCAATCGTCTTCTCCCGGTTCAAGTCGATGTTCGACGTCGCCAAACGGGTAATGGAAGACGCTCAGCTGTCGTGGGTTCCACGCCGGTACCTGAAGGGTGAAGACCCACATCCGTTCGCGCACAAGTACGGCGGCATTCTCAACGAGACCACCTTCCCGCTGCGTAATGGCTGCCTGGTCTGGGACATCGAGGATAAGTCTGGCTGGGGAACCGAAACCGCTTTCGGTGGTTCGATACTCGTCGGTCTGGTCCGTGCGATCGTCAACATCGCATCGGACGGCACAACCGAAGGTGTTGAGGTCTACCACGGTGACCCGACCTACCCCGGCGAGTACTACGTCCCGTGGTTCCTCGGTACCAACCCGAAGGCACCGCACGTCGTCTACCAAGAGGGTCCGCTAACCGGTATCAAGTCCTCGGAGTTCAAGTACTACGAGGCTACGGACACGTCGTTCCTGACCGGTGGGCAGTCAATGCCCGGCGTAAATGAAGCGATCTCAGCGGTTATCCAGATGGGTGGAGACCTACTGGCAGCACATATTTCGGCTGCCATCGAAGTTCAGCTTCCACCTATCGGTGGTGCCATCGACGCTATCGCCAACCCGATCTATTCGGACACGATCCTCGCGTTCATGGAGATCCCGACCCTACGGGCTATGGAACTCTCGCTACCTCTTCCGGGGTTGGAGAACGCCATCACCGGGCTCGGTGACTTCCACTACTACGAGGGCTGGGCAGACGGCGCGGACAAAGCGTTCACGCTCTCCGCGATCATGGCGATCCGGGCGAAGATCTGGGCGACCAGAGCCCACACGTCGCACACGCTGAAGATCTCAGACGCGGCTCCGTACTACATCGGTGCACCCGGCTACGGGCACTTCTGGCTCGGGGACCGCATTGGTACAACGGTTCTCGGTTTCCCCGACCCGTACACGATCTTTGTCGAACGTGTATCCAAGATCAGCTACTCATGGGGTGCAGACGGCCCTAAGGGTTGGGAGATCGAAGTCGGATACCGCGAACCACAAGATCCGATGCTCAAGGCGTTCGAGATGATCCGCGACATTAACTCGTCGCTCGGTGACCTTGGCGTTCTGTAACTACAACGGCTGAACCGTACCGAAACCGGTACGGTCTGGCCACGAAAGGCCCGCCATGACCTTCAAACCCGGCATTCCATCGCAGCAAGAAGCCGATCCGCACAACCCAGAAGAGCACGTTGTCTGGGCTCTGCGAAACATGCCCACGTTCGCCGGTATCGGTGCGGTAACGCACCCCGGCTTTCTACGGCAGTGGTCTAAGCACCTGTGGGAGTGCGGGTTTAGGCATCGGGACTATTTGGAAGGGCTGGCTGACGAGAACGGCAACATCCACGTCAGCCAGCTCCCCGAGCAGACGATAGAACTCCAAGGCGCGTTCCGTGGCCCTAGCCACATCTACAACAACGCGGCCCGGTGGGTGCCGGTTGGTACGGCTACCCCACCACCTGTCGTCCTCCCCGACACACGCGAAATGACCATCCAAGAGAGCGACGTCATGCTGCGACAGTTCGAGAGAGACGGACGACTTCCGGGGCCCCTGCCCCGCAGAGATGTTGCACAAGAACTTAATCGAGAGGAGCCAGAAGATGGCTGAGAACGACCCTATGGACACGGGCGGTCTGGTCGTAGATGACGACGACACGTTCGAGGATATCGTCAAGAAGGCAACCGAACCCGTCGTGGTCCGTGCCGGTCTGTTCGCCGTCGCCAACCTGATCGCTGTCATCGTGGGCAAGCAGGTTCTAGACCAGGCCGCGATCGAAGCCATCATGGCCGTCTACGGCGTTGTCGGACCGATCATCCTCGGCCTGTGGATTCGTAGACACGTCACACCGAAGTGAACATCACTCCGTTCAACCCGGACGATTGGATGGACGTCGTTGCCCTGTTTGGCCTTAGCCTCTCTGGGCTACTGGCGGCGGTACTGCCGGTGTGGATGAACCTGCGCAAGCAGAACCGAGACCTGAAGACCATCAAACACGAAGTCAAGAACGACCACGGTACCAACCTCCGAGCGGACATAGACCGCCTCACAAAGGCTGTAGAGACCGGGTTCTCGAACGTGGAGCGGGATATCTCCGCTCTCCGTAAGGACGTTCAGCAAGAACGAGAAGACCGGATCGAAGGTGACCGCCTTCGACTGATTAGGGGGCACCGATGACAACCCCGCATCAGCCCGCCCCCGATGGAGCCTACGTAGTCGGCGGTAACAACGCACTCGGTGAGGGGTTCAACTTCGGTCAGGACATGACCGAGACGATAGCCAAATCGCTGTACATGCCGGTGGTTTCGTTCATCGACCAGCTGGGAGCGCTCGCAGCCAATCTGTTGAAGATGCCTCTGGATGTGCTCAAGCAGTTCATGCCTGCGATCCCCGGCGCTACCGCTGCGATGTTCAAAGACGTTCCTACAGCGGTACAAACAATCATCAACTGGTTCACAGGTCTCGGAAAACTGTTGTTGGTCGGAGACTTCCTCGGGTTCCTTCGTCAGGTAACCGGTGGAGTATCAGACGATTTCGGTGAACTCGTTCAAGAGTTCATCAACATGCTTAACCCGTTGAATTCGATCCCGTACATCCTGTCGGTTCTGAATCAGATCCTCGACATCATCAGCGGAGCGTTCACCGCCCCTATCAACGGTGCGCTAGCGATGTTGCAAGACTGGTTCAACGCGCTAACCGGTAAGACACAAGCACTTACGGTGGACGGAGAACTAGACGGCGGGAACATCGTCGGAACTATCGCTTCGTCTGTCGTTGAGGGTTTGGACGACCTCGGTGACACAGTAGTCGGTATCGGCAACGATCTCGTCGCCACCGGCCAGGCGATCACGAACGGTTGGTTCGGTGGGTCGTCCGCTACGGGCACGCCTGCCGAAGTCCAGTCCACGATCGAGACGATCAAGCAAGCTGTCATCAACGGCTACACCGTGGACACCATCACGTCTTCGCAGTCGTACGCCAAACCCTCCACCACCATAAGCGAACTCGTTGTTATCGGAATCGGTGCAGGCGACAACGGAGCCGGTGGTTCCAGCGGCACCACCACTACCGGTGGAAATGGTGGCGCAGGTGGTGTGAACGGCGGATACCTAGCGCTCAAGCTAGATCCAGATTCAATTACCTGGCCGGTTGACGTAACGATCGGGACTAACGCACAACACACCTCGTTCGGTTCGTATTTAAGTACGACGCGGGGCGCGGGTGGTATCCAAGGAGACTTCGGGTACCAACAAACGTCTTCCACCCCCGGCAGCGGGGGTGACGGGGGTAAGGGCGGGTTCAAGGCTGGCACATCAGCCAGCTATGGAACATACGGTGCAACAGGGTCTTCGTCTGCTGCCGCCATGGGCGGGGTGGGCGGATCTCCCAGCGCACTACCGGCTGGCACGGGTACGGCTGGAGGCGCGGTCTCAGCTGGTGCAGAGATCAAGTGCGGTGGAGGCGGTGCCGGTGGCGGTGGGGGTGGTAACCCCACGGGCACCTTGGCCCAAGCTGTCGGCGGTAACGGTGCCAACGGTGGATACCCCGGAGGTGGCGGTGGAGGCGGTGGTGGCGGGGCTGGTTTCAGCACCGGTAGCCACGGCGGTGGCGGATGGGGTGGTAACGGCGCTACAGGCGTCCTGTGGGTGTTTTGGAAGGCGTGAGAATGCATACAGCTGAACTGATCTCAGAGTTCCTACCGCACTTCTGTCCTAAGACTAACCACTACCGATGCACCGATGGTGAAACCACGTGGTACCTCCTGATCACCGTGGCGTCCGCTGAATCACTCGGGAACCTACTCGGTATCCCGGTGAACATGCTTCACCTCCCGAAGACGGTCGACGTCTTCTTGGCCGACGAGAACGCGGTCGTTCTTGACGCCGACTTTGACCCGGCCAACGGTCTAACACCGTTGTGTCGCATCGAAGATTGCACATCACACGAACAAGCACTATCCCTGATGGGATACCAGTAGTACACGAAAAGCCCCCAGGTACGCGCCTTTTGGGTGTGGCCTGGGGGTGTTTTTGTATGTAACGAAAAAAGGAAAAACATTGAGGACGATCTGCACGACTGCCCAAGAGCTTCTAAAACCTAAGTGGGAGAGCGCTATATCGGGAAAGTACGTAGTCTCGGAAGGACCGTGCTGGCAGTGGACAGGCCGGGTGGACCGACACGGATACGGCATGGTTAAAGTACGGGCGGGTGATCGGCAGCGGTACACAGGAGCGCATAGGGCGTCCTGGATAGTAGCTAACGGTCCAATCCCTGAAGGTATGACTATCGACCATCTTTGCCGAAACAAGCTGTGCGTAAACCCAAGTCATATGGAAGTGGTGACCAACCAAGAGAACATCCTCCGAAGGGACGCGGTATGCGAAAGGGTTGGCAGGCCCCCTGTACCACTGTCGGAAAGAAAAGGGTGCGGTAGACATGGTAAGGACGACGGAAGATTCGCCACCAGAAAAGACGGGTACGTGGCTTGGACTTGCCGGATCTGTGGTAGAGAGCGCCTAGCCGCCTTCCAAACCCGTCGCGCGTCTACTTATAGATAGTGATACCCCCAGTGCCGAAACACCGGGGGTACCTACCATGGGGGGTGCGCCGTGAGGCGGCGCAGGGTCAGGATACCACACAGGTGGGGTCATTGGCGTCACCCTCGGTGTGCTGTTCCGCTTTCACCTCACCGTCTACGGTGATTCGGCACCACGCCTGGGTATCCCGGCCCTCTCCTGAATTGGCCCAGGTGTACAACGGCTTAGGGCTCTGTGGAACGTTGTCGCCTTTGAGTTCAACTCGGGTTTGTCCGGGCTGGAACTGGATACCGTTCTGAAAGTTGTCATCGTACGAGGCGAACGAATAGTCACCCCCGACCTCGAATACAACTACCCCCCGTTTCACCGGAGCTTCTGTAGGCGTCTCGTGGTTGGTACTACATGCCGTCAGCGCTAGCAGCACCATTGGTACTAGCTTCTTCATGTAATTCCTTTCCTAGCTAGAATCTCTAACAGATCCGGGGGCAGACGAATTTCCATCTGTTGCCCACCTAGTAGAGTGGCGGCGATTACTATCTCTGAACCGACCAAGAAACGACGGCGCGCTTGCGGATCGTCGTTTGACCGCCATATGTCCCCATACGTTCGGTCCAGCTCCCGAAGCTCCCACCGGGATTCCGAAGTAGGTAGTTTCTCTAGTACTGATATCCGGGAATCCAAGGCCGTCAATTGAGCCATGAGGGACGAACGCATGGTGGTTGATGTGACCGTGCCTAGCAAGGACGTAAGTTCCTCCACAGCCCGCACAGCCTCATCTAATTCGATTTGGTGATTCTCAGCCGGGATGAACAGGCGTTCCCGAACATTTACATGGCCTAATTCTTCTAGGAACCTCTCTTCTACAAATGCCTCTAGCATGTCTGCATCAATACCTGGGGTCCTATGCGTCCGGCAGTAATAGCTTCTGTATAACCCCTTACCGTAATTGCGGGTGTAGCTCCGGTAGTACAAAGGCTTGTCACATATGTAACACACAACCACCCCGAGAAGTGGCGATGTGTTTTTCACTCGATTCGATGTCTCGGGTAGTTTCCACTGGGCTAGCACGGCTTGCAGCCGATCCCACTCAGAAGGAGTAAGCAAGGCTTCGCAGTTGGATATAGGTACACCCGATGAATCGCGTACGGTCTTGCCGCGATCGGTGGAGTGGCCTTTAAGGTACTTATGCTGAAGAATCCGCCACAACGTCTGCGATGTCCACTTCTTCCCACCAGGGCTGGGAACCCCTTGGTCATTGAGACGTTCAGCAACGGTGTGTACGGCAGTACCGTCTAACACCTCGTCTATTGCACGGCGAAGTATTGGTGCGGTTTCGGTATTCAGAGACAACACCCACCCGCCCTCCGGTAACTTCTCTGGGATGAGCCAGTATGGCACCGGTCCCCCGGTCCATCGACCGGATTCCAGTAGTTTCTTACGGGACGCCTTGGTCCGTTCTCGGATGGCTTCTAACTCGCCTTCCGCGACCCCGGCGATGACGTTGGCCACCAACCGGCCAACCCAAGTCGATAGGTCGATGTTGTCGGACACGCACACGAGTGTCTTCTCGTGCTCCAGCATCCACCCGAACACTTTGTTGAGCGGGATGGCCCTACGCCCTATCCTGTCCAGCTTCCAGGCCACCAGGATGTCCCAGTCGCCGCGTTTGTCCTCTTTGAACCACGGCCCTAACTCGGGTGCCTCGAAGGGGTCGATAGATCCAGAGACGTCTACGTCTTCAGCCCACCCCACGATGGTGTGGTCGTTCATCTCCGACCACTTTTTGATCAGCTCACGTTGCCGTTCTACAGAGGTAGATTCCTCGGTCAACCTGGACAAACGCACCCGTCCTAGTACTCGCATAGGGCGAGTCTACAATGCTTCCCACATGAGAAGTCGTATAGTAACTATTCTAGATGTGGTTTAGGTACGAAAAAAGCCCCCAGGCCAGCCGGTTAGGGCCAGCCCAGGGGCTTGTTGGGGGCAGATCACCAGGAGACGGAGCGACGCTTTTTCTTGTTACACCTTCGGCACCAACGGTACTGGAACACCCCGCCGCGACTGTCTGACCAGTTACCCCAACTGTGAAAGAACTTGCCGTGGCACATCACAGGTACCCGCCCGGTCCGTAGAGCTCCGAGTGGGGGTAGTAAGGACCAAACTTGGTCTGGTTCGGTTCCGTCACCGTATGTTCCGGTCTAAGGACGATCACCGAGAACCCGTAGTTGGTGAAATCCTCATGGATCGACTCCATGTCGTCCAACTCCCGAATCACTATCGGCTGTACAGAATCCGGCAGACCGAGAAACGGTTTACGGAGGAAGTTAAGAAATCGACGGACCGCTGTAAATGCCTCCTTCGGGAACGGTTACAAATCCGCTCTGTAACCCCTCATTGATCATCGAGACACATGCTTTGAGAGTGGTTCGATCGTTCATATCCCGTAACTCGTTGGCTATAGCCTTCAATGTGTCTGCAATTTCGCGGAACTGTGCTTCAGTCAGCATCCGCCAACTCCTTCCTGATTTGTAGATACAGCGGCACGGGCCAACCGATGACCAAACCGACGAACAACACGGGCAGTCCGAATATGATGAAAACGTATGTCAGCGTCTCGCTTCGTTCTGATATGACGTCTAGTTTGGACAGTCCGTAGTCGGCTACCGGCCCCCACATACGTACGGATAATAGAACGGACACGATGGCGTAGAAAACGATTCCGGTAGACAGTAGGAACGTCACCATTCGTTCTCATCCCAATCGGACCTGTTCTCGCGTTCCCAATCCAGTTCACCGTTCAGTTGGTCCACCTGATCCTCCAGATCGCGTAAAGCTGCGAGAAGGCCCTTTTGTTCAGCCTCGAAGTGTTCGATCGCGCGGTTCTTTTCATCAATCGTCTCTTCCAACCCCGCGATACGGATCTCTTGTTCGTCTCGCTGTTCGTCCAACCGATCGGCCTCGTCCAGCGCCTCGTGGGTACGACGTACCAGATCCGGCAGAGCGCCGTGAATAGCGGTGATGAAATTGGCGTCCACTTCATTAAGAAGATTCCCCAACAACTCTTGGTTCTGCTCCTCGTTCAGAGACCAGAGGTCCCAGCCCTCACCCGGTTCGCGGTACTCACCCCCAACCCCGTCATCCAGCCAGTCATCAGGTTGCTCTTTTGGCATCCAGTAGGTTTTCTCTGCCCCTGTGGTTTTCGCCCACAGTTGGTACAGCTCGTCTATGAATTCACGGATGTCCATCGCCGTCTCCACGCGGTATAGCCAGGGCTTCGTATCGGAGAAGGACGTAACTCGTTGGTATGAGTTCCGGCCACGGCTCAGTCATCTCGTCCCCATGTCTGTAAATGGTCCGCTTGGGCTCCGAAACCAGGTTCCCTATCAGCATCATCTCGTGCTTGGCAATATCGCGCAGTTCGTTCTTTTCGGCAATACTTAAGGCGCTCAACGCTTCCTCCGAAACCGGTTGTATAACCACAAGTTTCTGTACAGGTTCAGTTATTACGACTTGATTTCCCATTTTTCCTCCTGGTTGTATGTCAAGTTAGAAACGTCACTGTGACGCCTACTCATGTGAAGCCTCCATCCAGTTGGCCCCAGCCGGTCCGGCAGACACCGGGAAGTCGACACGTTGGCCTCCGACAGAGGGTTGGAACTCGGTTTCCATCAGGCGCACCAAGTAATCTCGGCACGCTTCCCAGTTCTCACGCGGAACCGAGAACAACACCGCGTCGTGGATCTGCGCCTTCACCCGACGCAGGACGTGCGGCGGCATACGCAACAGCGCATCGCACACGATCTCCCGAGTACCGTTCTGTCCCTTCAGGGCCGGGGCCTGTGTAAAGATCCGGTCCTGCTCAACCCAGAGCTTCCGGCCCCACTCGTTCATCACGTACCCGCGTCGGGCTTCGTCGCGGACCCGGTTCTGCCAGTCGACCAACGCGACGAACGTCGCGTCCATCCCGTCACAGAACTTCTTGGCGGTCATGAACGGCAGACCGGTAACCCGAACCAACCCCCTAGCCTGACCACCGTAGGACCAACCGTGGCCCAACGGCTTTGCCATCTGCCGGTACTTCTTCGGGTCGGACTCCACTACCTCACGGCCCCATGCGGCTATCGCGTTAATCATGTGGCCGTCCGCACCCGGCTCGAACCGCTCCGCGTACTTCCGGTCTCCCGAGTAGGCAGCGACGATACGAGCGTCGGCGTTCGAATAGTCCAGCTCCAACAACACCTCGTCGTCGGAGTCTGGTACGAAGTACGACTTCTCCACCGCACCTTCACCTCTGGATGTCCAGACCGTCAGCCCCGGCTCGGTGGTACTCCACCGCCCCGACCGTTGGAGCATCGTGATATCCGGGTGTACAAACCCGTCCGGGTGTGTTGAGTCCAACGCCAGTTGAGCCAACGAACGCTGACCCTTCAGTTCCGCCAGCGCTTTCCCGAGGTCTTCCGCAGACGTGCCTTTGGTCAGCTCGGTAAGAACCTCGCCACCCAACGACAGGTTTCCGGTTGATGTCTTGGTCCAGTCCTTGCAGGACTTCGGGGTGATCCCGTGATCGGCCAACGCCGCCATGATGGCTTCTTTACCGGCTGTCGTAGCCCACGGGCTCTTACCCTCGGTCGGCAGACCGTACTTGGTCTGGAGTTCGGACAAGATCGCCTCACGGCGGACCCGGAGTTCTTCGACACGGGCTTTGGCTGCCTTAACGTCGACCCGTAAACCGTTGGAGGATATGACGGCAGCCCTTGCCGCTATCTCCTGTTCACGCAGCGCGTAGTCGTCCAGCTTGCCCTTCTTCAGCAGCTCTTGGGCCACCACTCGGGACGCTACGACGTCACCGATCAGGTACTCCCGATACCGTTCGTCGTCCACCGGGATAGAACCGAACCCTCCGAACTCTTTGGCTAGCGCCTTCAGGTCGTGGGTCTTCCCCGGTACCCCTAGTTGGTGCGCCTGTTCGTCCAGGCTAAACCACCGCTTCATCTTGTCCGGGGAGTTGGCCAGCGCGTTCTTTCCGTGGCGGTTGGTGAACATGTACGGAGCCGGGTTCACCAGTGCCGCATGGGTCCAGGTGTCGTACACCCTCCGCTGTTGGGCTAGTTCTAGCGGGATGTCGGACTTGATACCGAACACCGCACGGAGATCGAACGCGTGGATGTTGTGACCGATTATCCAGCGGGCCTTGAGGATCTGTTCTTTGATCTCGTCCAGGTCGGCGGTCAGAACCACCTCGCCGTCACCCCACGCGTACCCGATCAGCCGCACGAACTCGTCCGGTGCCATCGAGTACATCAGCTCAGCCGAGTGCGTTTCAATATCGAACGTAAGTGTACCCTCGGACATTCAGCCTCTACTCTTTGAAGTCGTTCGCCACGATAAGTTGGTTCAGGATCGAGTTGGCGGTCTCTTCGGTGACTAGCACTCGAAGCCATTTAGAACCGTTGGGGTGGGATATCAGTTCGCCCTCTAGGTCTATTACGACACCTTTACTTACAGCGGATACAGCCATCAGTCATCCAATCCCGAGTACTGTTCGACCATGCGAACAGCGGTGTTTTCGAGAGTCTGTACGAACATCTGGATCTCGTCCGTATACGCACCCATCTGTGCGTAGGCGTGCTGCGTAGCCTTCAGGGCTGCCAACACCACAATCGGAGACAGACTGTGCGCCAGTATGTCTTTGTAAATCTCTTTCTCGATGTTCATCAAATGCCTTTCCAATAAACGTGTTTGACGATCCGAGAGACCGTGGAATGACACACGTCGAAGATGACCGCCAATTCAGTCACCTTGTAGCCCTTGCGGTACATGTCCCGGATCTGCGAGACCTCGGACTTGGTCAGCTTCCTAGAGTTCGACGGTTGTTGTCGGATCTGGGATTTCAGCCGTTTGTTGGCTTCGGTCAACCGTTCGACCTCAGCGATCAACGCGTCGTAGTCCTCGGCGTCTAGGACTATGGTTAGGCGGCTCATTCGGTCTCCAGCTCTAGGGTGGCAACCGCTTGACGCAGGTAGGAGAGTGCGTTGAGAAGACCACCATCCGGGGCGTCTACGGCGAAGTTGGGTTCGTCCCCGTAGCGTTCCCGGTACATATCTTGGGCGGTCTGGTAGCAGCTCTGGTATGCCCACTCTATGTACAGTTCGGCGCGTTCCACCTCTTCAAGGGATGGGAGTGGTGGTACCTCGCTCATCGCACCGCATTCCCCGTGTAGTACTCGACCAGCTCCCACCGAAACGACGTGAAACTGCCTGTGTCGCCGGTTAGTACGAGTTCTTCCCCGTCAAACGTCACTCGGCTCTTGGGTACTAGAACCGGATTGTCTTCGCCTATTAGGTGGACCTCGAAGTCAAACACCTCCGGGGGAGGCGGGGGGTCAAACCCCGCCCCCTCCATCAGATCCTCAAAGTCGGACACGGCTACCGCAGGAACTCAGGGCTGCACTGATCGGGTGTGTCCTTGGGGGTCGGGCAGAAGAAGCCCTTCCAAGTACGACCGTTCTTCGAGCCGGTCTTGTACTGCATCTCCCCGTGCTTACACTGGCGGGTATCCCCACCCGGTGCCGACTGTGCCGCTGCCGGTGCGTTCGACCGAGCCGGTGCGGGTGCAGCCGGTGCCGAGGGGGTAGAACCACCACGGAAGTACGCCGCCGCCTTCTTCGATAGATCCAACAGTTCCTTGAACTCCGGGTCTTTCAGAATCGCCTTAGCGTCTTCAACTGAGTTGGCATGGACTACCGTCCACGACGCGTCAAACCCAGCCCCCTCCTTGTAGGTAAGAACGATCTTTCCTTCGCCGTTGTCGGAAACCAGCGTTTTGGTTACCGCTGGTCCCTGCGCCCCCGCCCCTCCACCACCGCTCGTGACGGTCACAACTGCTTCCGGGGTCTTGGGTGCGAACGGGTCGTCATCAATATCAGTCATGTTTGCCTTTCGACTTCTTGAACAAAACACCGATCAGGTGATACGGATCGGTTTGAGAAGGCAGCCAATTCAGTAGGTGGGCTGCCGTTACTAGGACGAGCACGTGAACAAGCACGGGATGCTTTTCTAGCGCTCTGTCCACTACCTCTGACAACGTGTCGTTGTCTTCACACATTGCGTCGTGATAGACGACGCCTCCGATGATCGTGGCCCACATGGACCTACCCGAAAGTGAACGAGCCGTCATTAGGGGTAGCCCAGTACTTCGTTTTGACCAGCCCGACAGAACCGGGGTCAACGCACTGTCCCCGTACGCGGTGCTTCTCGAAATTACCTACGGTAGAGAATGTCTCGTGGCACGCACCGCAGTGTGAAGTGTTGTACCCACCCCAACGTGCAGGGCAGCGAGCACAACCGTTGATGCCTAACGTATCGGGCATGCTCCTCCGTTCGCGCACTCCTCGTCTACGCCATCGGACACCGCCTTGGCTTGTGACGACTCGTACTGTTCTTTGGTTATCCGCTCGTATGGGCTTTGTGGCATAGACGATTCCGGGAAGACGGTTGCACCTTTAATCAACCCCGCGAACCGGACCAACTGATCCGACACGTCTTTGGCCGTGTACTTGTCCGGGTTGACGTTGGCCGTGAACGACACCGCGTTGTCCGCCCAGCACGTCTGGTACATCGCCTGGAACGCCAGCAGCTCGTTCAACGACAACTCGTCGGCTGACTGCACCAACTCCTCTGCCCGTTCCGGGCCGTAGATTGCCTCTACAGCGGCTACTAGCGTGTCCTTGGTAGGAATGGTTACTACCAACGTGTCCGGGGCGTACAGGTCGTCCTCGACGTGGAATCCCTGCTCCCGCAGTTCGTCCACCTGCGCCAGATCATCACCGCGTGTGTTGAACCGGATACGGCGGTTGAAGTACCGGGAGAAGATCGGGTGGATACCTTCTGATACTCCGGGCATCTTGGCGATGGTCCCTGTAGGGGCCACCGTCCGTTTCTTCACCGGGACAGGGATACGCAGCTGGTGACAGAACTTCACGGCCTCGTCATCCACGGCAGCGGCCCAGGATCGCAGCTTCGCCTTGAACTCCGGGTCAGCCGGTGCGTCCGAGTACTTCCGACCGGTCATCGCCAGGTACGAGGCCACCCCCAGGTGTCCGACACCGATTCGGCGGTTGCGGTCCAGTACTTCTCGGGACTTCTCGTCGCCAACGGCGGCGAACGTGGCCCTGATCAGGAACCTCGTCATCAGCTGGTGGGCTTTGTAGACCTCGAACAGCGACTCGTTTCCGTACTCGTCTACGAACGCGGCTAGGTTGACGTGTCCCAAGTTGCACGGCTCCCAGGCCTCTAACGCTATCTCTGCGCAGGGATTACATGCGTTGACAGCGTTTGGCTCACCCCGGTTGTTAGCACTCCAGTCCCACATACCCGGCTCACCGTTGCGTACAGCCCCTTCGGACAGCTTTTCGAGAACCAGCTCAGCCTGTACCCGACCTACGGTCTTGTCTAAGTCGCGCAGACGTGTCCAGAAGAAGTCATCAACCTCTACACTTATGTTGGTCGTCCAGTGTTTTCCCGACTCGGACTTGCAGTAGATGAAGTCCGTTATCTGCTCGTCAGCCCAATGCATCATCGCCATACGAGCCGACCGGCGAACACCACCCGCTACAACGCACTTGGCGATCTCGTGATCGATCTCCATAGCGTCCATACCGGTCAGCGCCGACATACGAGAGCCGTACTCGGCATCGCAGGCCCGATTGCTCAGGATCTTCGACACTTCGATCAGCATGTGGGCCAGCGGAAGCGGACCCGATGCACGACCACCGAACGTCTTCAGACGAGCGCCCGCATGCCGTATCCGCGACACGTCGTAGACCCGGTTGAAGTGGACGGTGTCCTCCCGGTAGTGGGTGTCGATCAGGTCGACCAGCGCGGCTGCCCAACCCTCCCGAGAATCTTCGATCGGGTAAGCACCCTCCCACTCGTAGTCGTACAGCGTGGACAACACGCCTTCGGCCTTGAGTGTTTCGTAATCGGGATGCTCTGGGTCGCATACGATTTCTACCTGTAGGAAGTGTTGAATCAACGGGAAGTGTTGTAGGAACCGGTTGGAGTAGTTGGCCCCGACTCCCCCTCCTTCCATCAACCTCATGAACGTGAACTCGAAGTGATCCGAAGGTTTTTCGGTCCAACCCGATACCCAGCAGTTGAACAAGTGTTGTGCGTTCTTCACGCCCGACGCCCACAGATGACGACCAGCCGGGAGGATCTTGAAGTCCGTCATCAGACGGATTAGGTCTTCGCGTTCGTTCTCCAGCTCGTACCGCTTATCGACCAGTGCCAGATTCCCGTCGACTACTCGTTCGACTGTTTCCGGCCACTGCTCTTTTTCACCGTTGGGTTTTGTGCGGCTGTACGTTCTGCCGTAGACAATCTCTCCGCTTGGTCCCCAGTTGATTTCGGACGTCACTTATCCCCTTCTCTGTCCAACTTCTCAACCCATGCGACTGCCACCGCAGCTACTTGGATTAGTTCGTCCCGAAGACCTTGCCCCAGGGTTGCGGCTTCGATAGCCTCCGAAACTTCCTCAACTAGGATGTGGGCGTACGTACCCTCACCCTTTTTGAACGCGTCTTCGCACATAAACTTCGCTCGGCTGGCTGAAGGTAACTCGTAGTGTTCTGCCATCCGCGACACCCCACAACCGCCAGGTCTCGACAATAAGACGACATCCACATTCGGATGATCCTGCTCACCCCACTTGTCTTGCTGTGCTTCGCGTTCTCGGTAAACCGCATCTAAAACGCTCTCCAGCCTGCTCCAGGCGTCGTAGTCGTCTCTTATCATTTCGCGTACACACCGCCGCAGAACATTGCTCTATCGTCATCCGACCAGTTCTCCACCCGCATACGCTTCTCATGCGGGAAGAGTTCGGGAAACACTTCCGCCCTGTACATCTCGGAATGTGGCATCCCGTTAAACTGGCCGTCGAATAAGTTCATCACCGTAGAACTCCCTTCTATATGTAGTTATCGCCGTTACCTCCCCGGTTCGATCCACTACCGGGATGATGTTGTCCCCGTGATCGATCAACGCCATCGCCACGTCACCGGTTGGGTCTCCGTGCTGCCCCTTACGCTTTCGCTGCTCGGGGAACATCACGTCTTTGCTTCCGATGCCTTTGACGTCGTCCGCGATGTACATCGCGTTGACCTCTTCGGTCAGGGACTTGACAGCGCGGACGAGACGCTTTTGCCCTGCGGAACCAGGTGGGTAGTTGACATCGTCGTCGTACCGCTCCCGTATCGCCTCTGCGTATAGCGGGTTGTGTTCATCAACCGACTTCAAAGCCACAGGCAACGCACCTATTAGGTACTTGTTCGTGGACTCACCCCGAAGCGCTTCCCTTACTGAGTCAGACGAGTACAACGACTTGTCCTCGAACAGGTTTAACTCGTAACGTTCCTCTGACAGCAGCTGTTCGGCAGCTTTGTTGGCTAGGTTCCGCACAAGCGGTGTTTGATCGTCTTCGATGAGCTGCGCGAACTGTGTTTGAACACTGGGACGTTCTAGATACCAAACCCACAGCGACTGAGTTAGATCGTCTAAGTACTGGTTCTCGTCCCAACCCCACTCCAACAACGCTTTCGCGGCGGCTCGTCGGAAGATCCCGTCTATTACTGTGTCAAGCTCAGCCAAAAGTCCGCCACAATCTCGTAGAACGTCAGGTCGATTTGTGCCGACCCATCGGTACGGGCTAGGTCCGCTTTCAACCATGGACGGGTAGGGTGCAGAAGGTATTCATCTGTAGCCCTTTGGCTTCCAACCTTCAGGCGCACCCAACCATCTCCGACCAACCGATCCGTCGGGTCGTATGTCAAGTACGGCTCCTGTCAAAGGCAGGGGCCTCCAGCTCATGAACTCCGTTCATAGCGCCTATACCTCCCAAACTTCCCCGTCGACCGAGAATCGACCCTTCTTTATCTCAACGATTTCCGGCTTCACGTGTTGTCCATCCACGGTAAGAAGACCGAACCCTTGCTGCCAGTTGGCCGTTCCACCCTTGAGGTAGTGGGCCAACGTCATATCCATCAGGTTTCCGACTTCCATACCGGTCAGCTGAGACGTGACCTTACCGCCGTAACCACGTGTCTCCGAGATGATCCCGAGACGGTGGGTGTGCCCCATCACGACCGACTTGTTGAACTTCCGGGCGGCACCCATAGCGGTGTTACCGGCGATACGGTTCAACGAGATACCCCCCAGGTGTCCGTGTGTGGATACCCAACCAGGTGCGATGTCGTAGAACGTCGGAAGCAACGTGATGTCGAACTGGTCGAAGTCACACAGGACTTCGATGTCGAACGCGTGGGTACCCGCCAGGGCTGGAGAGTACTTCTCCAGGTAGGCCCGAGGCCGTAGGTCGTGGTTACCCTCGTGCATCCCGATAGGTCCGTCGTAGCCGTCACGTAGTACGGCTAGTACCTTCTCCTGGAATCCCTTGACGTCCTGGAAGATAGACCCCTCGAACTCAGACCGGGTGTCCTTGGACCACCGTGCCGGTTGGGGGAAGTCCAGGCAATCACCAATCAGTACAACCTCTTCGGGTTGTGTGTCGTGGATGTACTGGATTACCGCCTTGACGGCCTTGCGGTCGTGATAAGGCCATTGGATGTCTGAGACCAGGCATATGCGCTTAGCCATCCAACACCTCCGTGAACGGTCCCAGATTCTCGTTGAACGTAGTGGATACGCAACCCCAATCGTCCCCACGGAACATCAGGTTTCCGTATTCCCATACGAAGACGTCGTGGTCTTTATCCGTGACTCGCACACCACTGGGGACGTCCTCGATACGCACCCACTGTCGTGGTGTGGGTATACCTTCGACAACGTCTACAGCTGCCCCTAACTTCTCCGTCAGACCGGCGTATCCGGCGATGTCCACGTGATCGTCACGGTGATATTCGCCACGATCAACCGCCGCCTTGGACCGCGAAATCTTAAGTAGGACCATCATGTTGGCTACGTCAACCGGTGTTAACGCCTCGGTGAACGGGTACAGGTACGATGTCCAGAACTCCGCGATACGCTCAAACATAACCTTTGGGTCACCGTACTGCTCGGCCCTGTCCCCGTTGATGATCCGTTCTGCTTCTTGCAAAATGCTCTCTGTCACCGACCCTCCTGGTCGTATGTCAAGGGCGGTACGCCCGAAGGTGCGGATTGCTCGTAAGCCCGCACTACTTGTTTGATCACGTCGGGCTTGAACCCGACGATCGGTTGATGGGTCCACGACAACACCAACGGGACCTGCTTGACGCCATGTTCTTTCAGAACATCCATCGCCCAGTCATTATCCGTTGTCGATATGTCGTAGTACTCGTACACCGCACCTTCGCGGTCCAACAGCTTCTTAACCTGTTCGCAGCCAGGGCAACCCGGCTTCCCGAATACTTGAATCACACTGCCACCGACTGTCCATCGGGTAGGTAGGGGTTATCAGGCCACGAGATCCTCTCTAACGTGCCCCAGCCATCCGCGCCGTCGTTGTCGAACCGCTGGAACACGCCTCCGTAGCTGGCGACTAGGAACCTTCGAAGGCCAAATACCCAGTCCTGCATAGCTTCATCTCGATATGTATTCTCCCGGCGCTTCGGGGGTAACGGTGCCACTTCCTCACTACCTGCAAATGGGTTGTCCACGCGTCGGCGTACAGATCCAGGCTTGGGCAGAACTACGAACGCCCGGTCGGTCACAACCCGTCCTTGCTGTACTTTTCTGCGAAGTCCCACGAGTCCATGGTCTCCAAGACCTGCCGGGTACGTGGGTCGATCACCACAACCATCCCCTGCCCCACCCGGAAGCCGTTACCCGCCAGGATGTCGGCCTGATGAGGTCTAACAGTAATCGTCATCTCTGGCCCCCCAAGGGCATCGTAGATATCCTCTACCGACTGTGAATCGTTGTAGGTGATGGCCACAACAGCATCTGTACGTCGGGGGTAGTAAACACTCATTTCAACCTGTCTTTCAATGCTTCTCGTCCTTCTCTGAGAACGAAGTCGTTAACGTCCGAGCCTTTTGGCATCGGAACAATCCGTGCGTTCGGTAGATCCGACGCAACGGTGTTGGCGAACTGCATACCGGCGTCATCCCCGTCCGCGAGGATGTACACCGTCTGATACCCGAGGAACGGTTCTCGGAAATACCGTTGCCACGAAGTGGCACCCGGAACCCCAACCGCTCGGGTACCGCACGACTCGGCGGCGATAGCGTCTAACTCGCCTTCGGTAATCGCCACCTTCTCCGCGCCCTTCCACAGCGCCAACGTGTTGTACAACCGGGGGCGATCGCCCGCGATCGTCATGTACTTCCCGTGGCCGTGGTGTTCGTGTTCTTCGATACACCGGAACCGGATAGACGCTACGCCCCACCCGAACTCGTACGATTTACGCAGATACGGAAGGGCCAACATCCCCCGGTACATTTCATGTCCCGCCAAAGGGTCGTCTACGTACCCGAGTCGGAAGTATGCTTTGTCTTCCGGTTCGTCCACTATCGCCGGTACTGTTAGACCCCGACTCGCCAAATACTCTTCGGCTGGACTGCCCTTGAACGACCGGTGGTACTTCTCCGTCGCCTCCTTCAAGAATTTCTTGGATTCGGCGCTTTGCCTCTGAATAGTTCACCCCCTCACGGGCTTTCACAATGGCTATCGCATCGCCCTTGGTCCCGCACGCCAGGCAAGAAAACGCGTCGTACCCGTAGTGGACCGCACCCGAAGGGGTTTCGTCCCCGTGGAACGGGCACAGACAACGACGCCAACCGGGTCCGGGGTTAGGCGGTGACCAATCCGGGTAGTAGTACAAGATGACTGCGGTTATGGCCAACGATCTAGGACCCTTCGACCGGGTGGATTTAACAAGTAGTCCTTTATCCGCTCTGCTGTCTGCACGTCGTCGCGGATGTGCCCAAGAAGTTTGTTGCACGTCGAACACAACAGCGATCTAACGCATTTCCCGCAGCTGACCGGGCCGTTGCAACACGAGTGATCGTGGTCTACGGACAACCTGCGCGAGGCCCCGGTGGCTCTCTGGCAGATAGCACACTTGCGACCTTGGGCCTCGTACACCGCCCAATATTGCTCCGGTGACAGTGAATACGTCTTCATCAACCGAGATTCCCAAGCGGTAGAACGGGTCTTGGCCCGCCTAGCCCGGTGGTGCGAAGCGCAACGCGGACCCGGATTCGGTGCCGGTCGTTTGGTCGTGATGCCTTCCGACCGGCAGTCCACGCAGACACGGGGTTTAGGTCTCGTCACGTCCTACCCCGCAGATCACCAGCACCGCTAGTAGGTATCCACCGGCAACCGTTGCGGCTAAACCGATGTCAGCCCACATCTGGCAACACCTCGGTATAGGGGCTACGGCTCTGAAGCAGACGCGGGACGTACAGCCCTGTGTCCTTACCTCTAGTGCCGTTATCGGTACGCCACTCGCCGTTGAACCAGAATCGCCAACCATGCCGAGACTCCCACACCGTGCCGTCTCTGGCCTCTTCACAATCCAGGCTCGGAAGTACACGGGGCTCAAGGATTTCGGTGAATATGCGCATCTTTGGTTCGTACCCAGCGGCGAACCATGAAGTACACCCATCCTTGGTTCGGAAGTTCCAGCATTCGTCCTGAAACCAAAACTCGGTATATGCCCTGTTCCTCCACCGCGATCCCTGCTCATCTACCCCTAGACGGTCAACGACACGGGGTGTGCGAGAGGGCTTGTCGCCTCGGTGCCTCTGTATCGGGTCGATGAGATCCAGCCGGTCTGCCGGTTCCTGTTGTGGCTCCAGGTAGTCGTCCCTACGGGATACCCGTCCAGCGGCAATATCGTCCAGACCGCGCGCCAGAGACTCGCCCGGTTCCTGTTGTGCTATTGGGTCGAGAGCATCCGTGTCTACCTGCGTTTCGCTCCACTCCAGGTAGTCTTGGATTTTCTCTTCGCGAGTCTTTTCGGATGTCGGGTCGTAGATGACAGGCCAAGAGTCGGCGATATTACTACCGGGGGGCCATTCGTTCGGCTCCTCATCCCCGATGAATCGGTACCCCCATCCATCTTCGGTACGCCATGCAATCCACTCCCCGTCTGGTCGTCGTGCGATGGTGCCAACAGGTGGCCCCTCGGGGACGCCGACGCCTACACCAACGAGAGTCATAAGCTGGTCAATCGCGTCGTCGAGCGCATCGTGCATCGCTTTCCGTAGCGCTTCAGTTGGTTCCAGCTTCATAACCCATCTCCTTAGCCAAATCGTCATACGAATCCGCAGCCGCGAGTAGCCAGGCAGCCAGTTCGCGAGCGCCCGCGCTGTCGCCTTGGTATATTTCCCCGAAAACACCGTCATCTATGAAGGGGCGGTGTTGGGACTTCGGTAGCAGTTTTCGGCTCATGTATGGGTATTTGGCGACATATACCCGGAAGGGTCCGTGGTCTTCCGGCCACCTATCCATACTCATCTAAAACATCCTTTCCGCCCACCAACGGGACAGCGCACGTACACCCCTGCGGGCGATCCGGTCCACTTCCACCGCCTCGGCGGGTGGTATGTCAAGTTCGATATCCACGAAACGGACGCCAAACACGTTGATAGACAGGTTCATGACGGATACCACCCGTAAACCCCTCCGAAAGCACCCATGACCACACCGATGTGGTACACGACTTCGGAGTACACAATGAAAGGAAGGAGTCTCATACGCCAACCCTCTCGATGAACCGGTCCACGTTCAGCTGAGACACGTTGCCCGCCAACGGATTCTTGTACTCCCAACCGGTCATCTTGGTCCCGATGATCAACGGACGCTTCGGGTCCGGGCTCGCCGGGTCGACCCTCTTGTGGGTCCACGTCGTAGGCACCCGGTCGATAAGACCGAAACCGATACGCTGCCGAACCAAGCTCGGCTTGGCGAGTGCCATCGGGGTAATAGTTGTAGTCATGGTTAGTTCTCCTGTTGATCTAGGACGGCTTTGGCGAATACGGCGTAACGGTTCATAAGCAGGGTTCCCAGCTGGGCGAACGTCTCGACACCGTCTAAACGTGGAGACAGATCACGCATAGCAAGCCAGCCCCGTTCTGCGGCCTTGTATGCAGGATCGTTATTGATAAGATCCTGGTGTATTTGCCACTGCTTCTCCGCTTCCAGCCAGCGGAAGATGTTGTTACGCCAGCTGCTCTCGGCGTTTAACCACGAACGCAGTTCCCGAGCATGGCCCAACAACCGCTTGGCGGTCTCGTAATCAACCGGGGCCGCTTCTACCTTCTCGTACGCGTTCACTAGTCCTTCTAACTTCCACTCTTCATACGGCTCCATCAGGTCATCGGATGCGTCACACTGTCCGCACATCGGCGGCTCCTCTCGTTGTTAGGTTGTTGGGTCGTATGTCAAGTACGGCACGAGCGAAAGCTCGGCCTACTGAAAATCCTTGATATCCATTGTTTTTCCGTCGAACTGAAGGCTGACGTACGAACGTCCAGACGGGAAACCCCTACCGGACCGGTTCTTCACCGCCGAGACGTTCAACGTGTCCGGGCCGTGGTCAGACGGGATACGGTGCAACGTCAGAATCATCTCCGGTGTACGCGATATCTGACCTTTAATGCCCGACAACGGTATTGGCTTGTTTCCGTCGTTGTGGTCGGCTTTCACGTGGTGCAGCCCGACGACACACGCCCCGGTGTTCCGGGCCATCGAATGCAGGTAGTCGTTCAACGACTCAAGACCGCCGAACGGGTCCTCGTCATTACCGGCGAACCCCGATATCACGTTGGTGATGTTGTCTACCACGATGATGTGCGGGTAGTCGTCCCACAGCTCCAACGTGGAGTTGACCACGTCCTCGATATGTTTGAGCGTAGGGCTGGGGTTGAAGTCGAACAACACCCGAGAGTCTTCTAGCGTCTGCACCGCTCGCTCTTTGTTGTCGCGGTACATCTGAGCTGACTTCTCCATCGTCCACCCGTTCAGGATCGACATAGCGCGGGTTGTCTGCGTGAATTCGTCGGAGTCTGCCGACAGATACAGCGCCGGTACGCCGGACTCCAACACCTTCGTCAGGACGAACGCAGACTTACCGATACCCGGTGCAGCACAGATCATCACATACTGACCTTGCAGGAATCGGATGCCATGCTTCTCCAACGACGTCCACACCGTGGGTAGCGGTACACCCGAGTCGTTCTTCTGGTATAGCGCTTGTCTAAGTGTCAGCAACCGGACCCCTTTATCGCGCGCTTAAATAGTCGCTCTATATCCCGTTTCCCCGTGGCTATTTCATCGTTGTACACCTCTAGATTGCGCTCATCACCGGGGATGCAAGAGCTTAGAGCGGATATGGCAGCCTGAACATTAGTATCCTCTGTTTGCCACGAGAGCACGTCCACCTCGGCACCCGCATATAACGCACCTAGTGCGCAGGACGGGCATTTGTCGCCGGGTTTTTCGTACCCCATGCGATGCCTACGCCATCCGTTCGCCTTCAGATACGCCAAGCCATCGGTCAATATTTCCGTGGTGGTTTTATCCGTTGTATTACCCACCCCACTCACCCCCACATCCGCCAGAAGGCGCGGGCGACAACAGAATCCCGTTCCGCGTCTTGCACGCGGTGTCGATACGGAATCTGCCGAACGACGTGTACGCCGTCTGGTGCCAGAACGTACCGTCCGGGTACTGGACGCCGTTGCACCAACCCGTGAGGTTGGAGGACGACACACCGACACCCTCGTTGGTCCCACCACCGGGACACCAGCCCCGGATGTAGTCGGGGTGGTACGGATCGTGGTACGGGTCAGCGGCAGCCGGTACGGCGAAACCCAATGACAGCACAGCGATTACAGCCGCAAGTAGGGTCTTCATAATATATCCTCTCTAACCCCAGAAGGCGGAAACCCTTTTGTACGTAATCGACCACCGATCTGTAGGCCGATCCCCACCCTTTTTTATAAAGACGTAGCAGTCTTCACCGTCTATCGTGGGGTGGACGTCTGTAGCGATCACCCGATCTAGTAGCCGCCAGGTGTAGTCCAACCGAGTCATCAACGTCACGAATCTATTGAAGTCAGACATTTTGGCCTCCGTCGGGGGCCAGCCGTCTTCAGTCAACTCTTCATACGCCCGTGTGACTTTAGCCATCTGCCACGGCTCTAACGGGTACTCTTTACCGTCCCGAGTCACTGACCGGGGGCCGATCTTTATTGGGCCACCCATCCAACCTCCTGGTCGTATGTCAAGCACTAAGCCTGACTGTATTGGCATGAATACGAAACATCACAGAACCGGCACTTCGACGGCTCCGGGTCTGGCGGGAAGTTCCCCGCGTTGATGTTGTCCTGTAGTTCTACGAACTTGTCCCGCACCGTCTCCCGGGTCCAGTCGGTGAGATCGTATGGCTTGGTGGGCTTTCCAGTCCTACCCATCCAGTAGTCCCCTGTCGGCGCATACGCGCCGTGGGTCACTTCCATCGCAACCTTGTAGACCCCGAGTTGGAAGTCATCACCGGGCTTGTTACCCGTCTTGTTGTCTCGGACGTATATCTCGTCACCGCATGGGTTAGACATGATCAAGTCGATGAACCCACGGATCTCGATACGGTCTAGATCGATGTCGAACCCAAGCTCTATACCCGGCGTGCCATCCGGCGCGATCCACACGACCTCGTCCTGGTGCTTCCCGTACCAGTCCAACATCCGGCCACACTGCTGTAGTCCGAGGTCGTACCGTCGATTTATGTCGGCTTCGCCGTTATACGGCCCGGACCAGAACCACCACTCCAAGTTAGGTGTTACGTCACAGTACGTATTGACGTGGTTGTCGTACGACTCGGTGTAGACCTGTTGCATCTCTTCCAGGGTCATCGTCCGATCGGAACGCTCCCACGCCTCCCCCGCTTCGTGTACCGCCGACCCCTGTGGTAGCCACGCTGCCGGTCGTTGCCACGCCTTCTCAACGCGGGAGAGGTACCACGAGTATGGGCACCGCTCGTACTGCTTGTACTGGGAGACACTGAGTTTCACTACGGCACCGCCAGTCTGTACGTCGTCACAGTACCCATACCGCCTTTGAAGTTGAAGTCGAACCGTTCGTCCGGGCCGCACTGGACCGTATGTGGATGTGACGCAAGGAACTCGACTACGGGTCGATAGAGTGCGTCATCATCAGACAACTTGTTACTACGATGCACTATGAGGCACGGGTTGCCGTGTATCTTTATGGTGTTGGCGATAAGCCAAGGCAGAGCATCAATCTGGAGGGTCTGCGTATGTGGGGCGGCTTGTAGCACGACGGGACCAGCTTTCTAAAGTTCGCGTGTAGGTAGTTTCCATACTTCTTCTCCGTATTCAGTTATGTTGGTGTGCTCGTTCACGCGAATCATTAGACCGTTGTCACGTGGTTCTCTTGGCCGGTAGGTAAACCCAGTATCCGGGCTGTACTCCACCACTTCGTCTATCATCTTCTTGTGGAACGACCGCAGTTTGTTCCTGCGCTCGTCGGTGTATCGATCTACGTTACCGACGATGACGTACTCAGCGTGCTCACGCAAACGTTTCAACGCGTAAGCCCGGTTGAATTTGTTGGGTACCTTGAAAGGCAAGACTTCCTTGATCATCTTACGAAGGGTTTTACCCCCGTAGTTGTTGTAGATCCACGAAACCCCTGATCGGGTCATACCCCACTCGTTACCGATCTCCGTGAAGTTCATACCCTGGTTCATCAGTTGTTCTATTATTGGCTTAGTCAACTGGGGTGTAATAGTTCGGTCCATCTACTTCTCCGTTCGGGTCTCTTGTCAAGTGCAACAAGATTACCTGTCAAGTCAATGCATAGCAAGGCTGGCCCCTTTCGTCGGGCTGTGACGTATCAGGAGTCCCCGTCCTGTGACACAGATTACAACAAGTGTTCACAAAGATTTGGCGCGTATGCCACTCGTTACCTAATCGTTATCTAACACACCTCGGTTCACCAAAGACACCCTTGACCAGTACGTATGTCCGGGTTCTTATAGATTCATCAACTAGATAGAGTAGTTGTGCCCTATCTAGAAAGTGAGAAGTGTTGTAAGATGCCCGATTCGCTCCTGAACCTGTGTCAACAACGTTTGCAAGAAGTACCGGTTGTTGACGGCGATCGGTGATTGGTCCCCGTCCAAGTCTTCTAGGTCGTCTTGAATACACGACTCCAAGTGAAGTGCTTCGGGCAGCATCATGTCTTCGTATTGTTTGTGGTCCTCTGGTGTAATGGCGTACATATCAAACCCCTTTGTTCTTTCTGTGCCAATGATGATGGTCATCGTCGTCTTCGTCCTCAGTCTGAACCGGTACCGGGACGTATGTCGTTGGGGCTGTGGGCGTCACCACCGGGTGAGGATCTGCATCACCCTTATCGCAGTTGGGTAACTCACCCCTAGACACGTGGTACGCGTTGTCGTTGTCTATACCGCCGTGTCTTTCAACGTGTGCAGTACCCCGGTGTTCACACGTCAGGGGTGTAGCGTGCGCCGCTATAGGTGAGGCGAACGGGGCTAGAACCAGACCCAAACCTATTGCGGTGTGGGTTAGAAGACGCATCACGCCTCCAAATACGCTGTGATAGTGAGGATTACCGGGAGGATCAGGCACACGTACGCGATGAACGTCATTCGAATACCCTTTCCAACGTCGCGTATCCTGCGAATCCCATTGTCGGACAGACGAACCACCACGTGGTTTTGTTCTCGTCGTGGTGTTTGATGTCCATCCGATACGAGTTGTCAGCCGCGTAAGCGGCTGCCATACCTACACCCTGGTCCCAGTTGGACGGGTATTCGGTGGTGTCGTGGCCGGTGATGACGTTCGATACCGTCAGCCGGTAGAACGTGGTCACAACCGAGCCTCGTAGTACACGTCCTCAGGACGTACACCACAACGATCACACGATCCACCATTCCGTTGCCCGTATGCGTATTCGTCCTTGACAAGATCACGGTGGTGTCCACAGAAGGCCACTACATGGTTTTCGCAGGGGTATACGAAGTGCACCCGCATAACCCACTCCGCCTCCGACGCACAAGGACCCCCTTCCTCGGCCCATTCGCAGACACGTGCGGGCATGTCCCCCACGATGCTCTCAACATCGACTACCGACATCGTTGTCATGTCGCTCCTTATGTTGTTGTCATACCTTTGATTTGGTGCCCCCGGCGCGAATCGAACGCGCCACACACAGCGACTCCGGGAGTTCATACGCCTCCGGGGGAGCGTGTAACCGTTGGGGGCGGTCTGTGGTTTTGGCATGGGCGACAGCTCATGCCTTTTATAGTGGGTGGTTAGGGTTGTGGCTCAAACCTTTTCGCTGGGCTCATCGCTCTAGTTCCTCTGTTGTGAAGATCAAGGGGGCGAAGGCTTCTAAGACCTTGATAGCCCCGGTGGCTTCGGGGTTCACAAGTCGCGTGGCGTATGGGCCTAGAAGTTCTTCCCACTTCTCCCGTATCGGCCTCAAAGCCTCACGGGCGCTTTGAACAGCAAAAGCATCAATCGGGCCATTCGGGAAACCTAAACCACCATTTACAGCTTTTCGTGCCGCCTCTACTGCCGGATCGGTCATCACTCATCCCCACTGTGACGGCATTGAGTCGATGATCTCCCTTAGCGACTCTGCAATGTCGATGAGCGCCATGGCTGTTGCTGTCGATACTTCGGTGGGATCACCATCTGATCAGCGCTTCGCCTCTTCAAGATTTACTCGGTTTCTCATAGTCCTAGTTCCTCACTTGGGTAGACCGTGGGGGCTATCAGGTCGTATGCGTACCTGAGTCCAGACAGCTCACTTGAGTGCCTGGACACTTCAGCTGGTGTTACAGCGAGTGCCCTCCATGTTCGGACCAATTCGTAGCGTTCACGAATGACGGCCAGCTGTTCCTGTACCGACTCAGCCATCTCACGGGCAGCGGTCACGAAGCCTTTAGCAATCCCGTCGTCGGCTAGGGAATTCTCGAATATCCAATGAGATTTATCCGGTGTACTTCGGTAGCGCTCATCCCACGCCCGTTGTGCGGCAGAGATTGCAGGGTCACTCATCGGTAACCACCCTCGCCGGTAGCGGATCTTTGAAAAACGGAATCAACGACGGGAGGATGGGGAGAATTGCGGATGGGGTGGCGTTCAGCGGTATCACGCCATAGCCTACCTTCTTCCACCTGACACCCGCATAGCGTTGCGGCCATAGGCATTCCGGTAGGGACTCAAACACCGTGCCGTCTGGCAAGGATGCAATATCGCTCGGTGTTGTCAGCTCGCTCATCTTCCACCTGCCGCGAATGCTGCTATAGCCTCAGCACCAGAACGGAACTCGGCGTGAACCCAATAGACGGCCCTACCCTGGTACGTGCCGGATGTCGCCACGTACCACCAACCCCCTACCGATTTGTGGATCTTCCACTTTCTCATAGCTTCACCCCTAATCACGTCTAACCGGGTGTCTCCGTTCGTATCTCGTCAAACCTCTAGTGGCGACAGCCACGGCTACAACACCGAACACACCGGCAACCACGAGGTGTATCAACGTGCTCATGTCTAATTCGTATGCCTAATACGGCCCACGACAACATCTCCCGGCTGTAACGGGCTGTACCACGGTAGTAGACCAGGCGATCCCGGAGGGGCGAAGGAATTGTCTGAGTAGACGTGGTACTTGCCCGACCGTTTTAAAACCGTGTATCCGCACCAGAACTCAGGTCTGACCACTTGTCTGTCCAACCACATCGCTTGTCCAGCGGTCTCTATTGCCTCATCCAGGGTGGTATGCATCGTCATCTCTTTCGTTTATTGGTACGTCAGGCCTGTAGACATTCGTCATCGCCACATGTCCTTGACCAGTTCGTCTGTCCAAACGACAACGGTTTCGCTGCCGTCGTGGGGTTGGACAAGGCATTGGTTGTGGATGGACCGACGCATCAGCACAGTGCCGACACGACCACTACGCATGAAAACGGTGTCGTTGTTACGAATCATGTTCTGTGCCTCTATGTCCATGGTTATCGGACGACCACGGTCAGGCCGCGTAGGTTGGGCTCTGGGGCCTTCGTGGAATGCCCGCGCTTGCACGTGTACTGGTTAAGCCAGACCAACGCCTCCGCTGCAAGACTGCCTCTTGCCTCGCAGGTCGAGCACCAGCTCGACGAGCGGGGCTTTTTTATGCCCAGAACGAGACCGCCTACTGTTCG